TCGTCCGCAAATATGCCCGCCAGCTCCCATTCCGGATTTTTCTGAATGTACTCCGTGTAGTGTGTGACCTGCGCCTCGTAGCTGGTTTCTTGTTCTTCGGAATCTGTGCTGACGCGGCAGTAGGCTGCTACCCGGAGTTTTTTCTGTTCGGATTGTTTCACTGTGTTCCCGACCTGCCTTCTGGCCGGGATAACCATTACATTGCCCATTAGATTGCCTCGCTTTCAATGAGACTGTAGAGGTATTCTGCCTGCAGCCTCGGATCTTCATAGTGTTGTTCTGCCTCTGCAAAACGGAAATAGGTCGGCACCTTCTCCGTCTTTGCTTCTTTTACCCGGTTTAGCCTGCCGAGTTTTCCGGCACGTTCCAGTCGAATCGCTTCTGCCTTATCGAAGGTCTTCTGATCGATGATGGCCGGGTAGAAATCGTCGCCGAGATAATGCTTGTTTTGCATCAGACGTTTTGCCGAACTGTGGTAGGTTTCGATTCCCGCCTCGATGGCTGCCTTCGACTGTGCCATCCCTGCGAAGTAATTCTCGCAGAGCTTTCTGATCTTAGCGGCTTCTTCTTCGTTAATCACTGCGCAGCCGTTCTCAATTCTGTAGCCGTATGGCGTGTGTCCCATGCTTTCACTTCCTTTCCCTGAGCGTCAGACCGCATTTGAGCTCGAAGCGGATGTCGTCTCTGGAGTGGACGATGATGCGCTTTACAAATCTTTCAAAAAGGTCATCGTCGAACTCATGCAGCATTGCGCTCTTTTCTGCAAAGTGCATCAGAGCGGTGGCCTCCGTAACCTTTGTCACATCTCCGGAGACCGTATTCTTTAGAGCATCGATCTCATCCCGGAAACTGTCCGCCTGCGAGAGCAGCTCGTTTGTCTCCTGACTGTAGAGCACCGGGTCGATGATTCCCTGTGTCATGAGCTTGGTGAGCGTTTCCCGCTTCTCAGTGTTCTGTGCCAGTAGGGTCTGTATCTGCTGGATGCGCCGGAGAGAATCGTCCGTTGACACGTTTTTTATTGCCTCCAAGTAGGGCTTCAGAATAAGCCGGTGCGAGAAGATTAGCTTGTTCATCATCGTGATAAAGGCCAGCTTCAGCGCCTCGTCCTTTACAAAGAGCATGTGGCACTTTTTCTTGTCCTCAATGTGGGTGTTGCAGCACCACGCAGCGTATTTGTACCCGGTACAGCTGTGAATCCGGCGCTTGAAGGTGTCGCCACACTCACCGCAGATGATTTTTCCGGAGAAAACGTAGCGGTTCTGGTATTTCTCAGTGCCCTTGATGACACCTTTCTCAGAAGCCCGCTGTTTCACAAAAGCCTGTGCCGCCTCAAAATCCTCTCGGCTGATGATCGGTTCGTGATGATCCTTGACCATGTACTGTGCCTGCTCACCATGATTGTTGTGCCGGACAAACTGTGAATCGGAGTAGGTTTTCTGGAAAAGGCAATCGCCGACGTACTTTTCATTTGAGAGCATTCCACGAATGGTTGTAGCCGTCCAGTGCCCGCCTCTCTTGGAGTGCACGCCTCGCTGGTTTAGATCGTCCGCGATGGCATGTGTGCCTTTGCCGGAGAGCAGGGCTGCGAAGATTTCCTTAACCACAGCCGCCTGCTCCGGGTTGATGACCATCTGCTCACCGTCCCAATCGTAACCGTAAGGCGGGTAGCTGCATTTGAAGGTTCCATTCTCGAAGCGCTTCTGGATTGACCATTTGCTGTTTTCCGAAATGGAAACTGACTCGCCTTCGGCCATGCTGGAGAGGATCGCCAGAAAAAGCTCGCTCTCCATCGAACCGGTATTGATATTCTCTTTTTCGAAGAAAATGGGAATGTGCAGGGCGAGCAGCGTTCTGACCAGCTCCAAACAGTCTGTTGTGTTTCTGCTGAACCGGCTGATGGACTTTGTGATAATGAAATCCACCTTACCGGCCTTGCAGTCGTCGATGAGCCGGAGCAGCTCCGGACGCTTGCCTTTCTTGGTGCCCGTAATACCTTCGTCGTAATAGAGGCCTGCGAACTCCCAATCATCACGGGAAGTGATGTAATTCTCGTAGTGGGTTTTCTGTGCCTCAAGACTTTCAAGCTGTGCATCGGAATCCGTAGAGACGCGGCAGTAGGCGGCCACCTTGATTTTCTTGAGCTTCACTTTTGCGCTCGTCGCTTGATCTATTTTGGTTACTTTTCTCAAGGGAACTCCTCCTTTCCGTACGCCTATACATCACTCTAAAACGACTACATATCAAGGTATTTCTGGCATTATTTCCGCGAACAAGGGAGAGAAAGTTTCCCGATTGATGGCGGTTAATTTATTAAATTCAGTCACAGAAATCAGGCCATCATCGAGCATTTTCCAGGCGATGATCTGCGCCTGCCTGTAGTCCAGATCACCTTGTATCCGTTCCTGTGTGAAATATCCGGATTGAACATTTGCGGTTTCGTTCGTCATAACATATCCACCTCCAGTTTCCACTGGAGATTGGCGGGCATTTTGAGCGGAGGATTTTTCACAGAAACGAAAAAAGCCTGCGGGCATTCCGAAGAACACCCGCAGGCATGCAGATTGGATATTCAGTTATTTCACTCTGATCTTCCAGCCGGTCATAATGAGGTTGATGTTTTTGATGAGCGTCGGATTGAGCTTCTGGATTGCAGAAACGCTGGTGCCGTATTTCCGGGCAATGGAAGAGAGCGTATCGCCGCTTTTCACGGTGTAGTAGACCGGATCGGCTTTCTGCTTTTTTACCAGCTTATTGACCTTGGCCTGCACGGCAAAATAGTCATATCCGGCAGCGGTCAGGCGGTTCTTGCGGTCGGTGCCATTTCCCCATTTGCCGTCCAGCACCTCCTGCGCCAGCTCGTCCACGGTCTTTGTCGGAGTGGCAGGAGCGGGAGTGACGGAACCGATATTGTATTTTGGCACGCCATAGCCACGGATGTATTTGCCGTTTACTTGCAGCGTGCGTCTGCCGACAGCGTTGCTCCTGTTGCCCTCGATGACAGTGATGGTGCTGCCGGAGACAGCCTCCGCGATGCCGACGTGATCCGACCAGCCGGTGTTGTCGCCGGAGCCGGAGTCCTGCCAGTCATAGAAAATGACATCACCGGGAGAAGGAACATAGGCATCGTTTTCTACCCACTCGCCGAGCTTCTGGAAAAGAGCGATCATCTGCCTGCAGCCACACTCAGTCGGGAGAATATCCGTCAGGCCGCACTTGATGGCGACAGCGGAAACGAAGGCGGCGCACCATGCGTCCGTGTATTTCACGGCATACCCTCTGGCGAGGGGTTTGTGGCTGTTATAAACATCGATGATCTCTTTGTGGCTGCCGTCAGATTCCTTCTTCCCAAGCCATGCTCTTGCCTGTGCGATGATCTGGTCGCGCTGAGAGCTTGCTGCAGGAGCAGGGGGACTGTCGGTAGAGGCAACCTTCGTATAGCCGTTGAAGCCGCCGCCTTTGATAATGGTCGGGTAATCAACATAGTCGTAGTCCAGATCCACGTTGCCGCTGATGCCATCGACAGAGCCTTTGGAAGAATACTGCCAGATGCCATAGTCGCCCTTATAGGAACACTTGCTGGCATACTGCGCTACCCAGTGAGCATAAGGCCTGAGCTTGGAGTCATCCATGCGCTCTTTGAAACCGGAGACAGCGGAGCCGTAGATACCGACGAAGTATCCTGCGGCTTCCATTGTCTCGCAGAAAGCGATGGTGGCCTCCGTGATACCGGCCTTGGCAGAAGCAGGTTGTGCCTCGTTATCCATGTAGACCGGGTATTCCAGCTGCTTGCCCTTCAGGATTTTCAGGAAGCGCTCTGCATCAGCTTTTCCGGCGGCAGCGGTCACGCAGTCCTTTCCGACAAAGTAGTATGCACCGATGGGAATACCGGCAGCTTTCGCACCTTTGTAATTTGCTTCCCACTTGCTGTCCGTATAAAAACCGGCATCGGAGCCGCCTGCCTTGATGATGGCAAATTCGATACCGGCCTTTTTGACCTTGTTCCAGTCAATGGTTCCCTGCCAATGGGATACGTCAATTCCTTTATTCATCATGTTTGTGTTCCTCCTCACTGTCGCGGTCGTGGAGCTGTTCTAAGACCGCTTTCAATTTCTCAGGGATAGGCAGTCCGAGATGAGCGGAGTTTTCTGTCAGAGACAGTCCCTCATTGGACAGATAGAAAAAGATGATCGCCGTGCGGAGCACTCCCGGCTGGCCGAGCACCTGAACATCAACGACGTTCCCAATACCGACAAGCACGAAGATGAGCACTTTCCGGCAGATGCCTTTGAAGCCCACTTCGCTGGATAGCTTCTTATCGACGATGGCGCAGATGACGCCGGTGATATAGTCGCAGGCGACAAAGATGATCAGGGCAATCAGAAGCCCGTCACATCCTCCGAGGAAGTAGCCCAGCCATCCTCCGACCGCTGTAAAAATGAACTGAATCGTGTTCCAAAATTCTTTCATGTCAAATACCTCGCTTTCTGTTGTTGATTGGTTTTCGGGTATGAAAAAAGCGACCTCCCGAAAGGGAAATCGCCTGTTTCCAAAGTGTCTTATTACACAATCTACAGCCCATGATAATTGTGCAGATTATGCCGAGAATTAACTTGCTATATCTTCCGCACAGAGTGATTAATACACTACCGCAAAGGCACACGGCCTGCGGAATCTATGCGGAAGGAGGAAGAGCCCATGTTCAAGCGAAAGGATCTGCAGAGCATCGACCGTGATTACTTCACTGTAAAATTCGCCGGATGCTACGGAGTCACGCTCCAGTCTAAGAACACCAGGCATTGCTGGTATATCACAAGCGAGGAATATGACGAGGTGAAGACCTGCACCATATTCCATACCCATCACGAAAACACACCTATGCATAAACACGGCCACGGCAGGACGCTTGTAAGCTGCATGAAGCAGATCCAAAGCCATGATACCTACCAGCTGAAGAAGGATGCCCGGAAAAAGCGTATCCGCCATGACCGCAAACATCAGAACAGAGCAATCGAGGTGGACAGCCTCATCACCAATTTCTAAGGAGGAACACTATGCAAAAGAACATCAAAGTTCAGTATTCATCCCGCTGCACCAGCTCCGGCTATATGTACGGCAGCCGCTACACCAACTACCCGAAGATCCAGATAGAGGGCAAATGGCTCGAAGCCCTGGGCTTCCATGTCGGAGACATCCTTAATGTCGAGTACGAGGAAGGCAGCATCCGAATCACACCGGCACCAAAACCAGAACCGGTGATGATGGTCGCAGAGACTGCCAGCGACTACGGAAAGAAGCGCAGAAGCCGCAAATCCAAGGCATAAGCCGAGCGTCTGCCATCCTCACATGAGCTGCCCTACAAAGGAGCGGCTTTATGTGCTGATCTGCTCAGTTAGCTCGTAGGTCACCTTCATTGTCATTTCTGTAGTCTTAACTACAGCCGATGATAGATTATTGATGGATGCCAAATACGGCGTAAGCAAAAATATGAGCATATACTCACTGCCATAGCTGCTTGACCATGCGAGCAGAAACTCCTTGTACTGGTAAAGCGGCGTCCCGATGGCCGGGAAGCGTTTTGTGCCGACTGTCTGGATAACCTTATCCTCAATCGTGATCTGGAAATCATATCCGATAATGATGTCGTTCACCATTACCAGATAGTTCTCGCAGGCTCCGGAATCGCCCAGAGGCTTTAGCTGCGATGTGAAGCCGAACTCGATCAGGGTAATGTCCGTAGAGTTTGAAAGGTTGATCTTGTAGATTCCCTTCCCGTCATAAGCAATGATGTACAGATATCCATTCCTGATCACACTCTGGCTTTTTCTTCCCGGATAGGAGCTGGAGGAGAAGCTTCCTATCGGCTGCAGCTTTGCGTTGGAAAGCGTCCATGAGCCTTCCGTATAGCTGTAGTCGGATTTTTTTATTTTTATCCATACCATTGTTGCACTGCCGGAGGAGTTTCCTTCATTGGATAGTCCATACCAGTATCCATCATGTCCATCAAGGAAATCGCCGTACTTCGTATAGTTTCCGAGCCATTTGAATGTGCTGCACGAAAGCGTCTGGGTTTCAAGCAGCGTATAGTCATGGCCGTTAAGCGTCTCGTTCAGACCGAGCGTGAAAATCGGAAAACGAAGCTTCTTCAGAATGACTGACGCTGAATCGAAGGACAGGGCATATAAAAGCTCGTTCTCAAAATCAATCTCCACAGACTGATAAAGCGGCAGTTGATCTTCCGTGGTCATCTGCCGTAGGTCATATTTCAGAAGCTGTAGAAAAGGAGTATCATCTGCTACAATACTCCCGTATATATTCGTTCCGCCTTTTGCCGATGTCAGAGCCGCTGCCGCAATTGCTCCATTTCCCTGGGAAGGTGTAAACTCCCAGACGAATCGGTAGCCGTCATCCAGCTTTTTACTTTCTGTTAAATTCATGCTGCCGCGCATCGTGTTTGCCGTGGCGTTTACATCATTGCTGGCATACGCTGTGGGCAGATTATCCGATGAAGGATAGATTTTATTCACATCCTCACTCACTGCTTTCGGGAAAAACATGATGCCGCCGATCATATTCGGGCATATCGGAAGGAGATTGTCCTGCCAGATGAAATCCGCATAAGTGCTGGCGGCATTGTAGAAAGCACCTGCCGGATTCAGCCCCAGAATATCATTCGGAGCGTTGGTGATCATATTCTCCTCAGTGATGGTCTGAACCACTTCGCCGGAACTGGCATCTGCCAGCTGAATGGTCATCGTTCCTTTTAATTTCTTCTTCATGTGTTATCCTCCACTACAAAAGGTCGCCCGAAGGCACCAATGCTTCTGCGTCCCGTGATTACCTGCGAGATCTGTTGTTGCTTCAGAATTGCATACTCCATTGTCATGGAATCGGACAGCTTCTTTGTCTTTGCAAGACCGCCGACAGGAATCCTCTCAATATAATCCGAAAGATTGATTGTGCCGTCCCACGCTTCAGCAACCGCCATTGCTTGTCCGCTAATGGATGCGATAATGCCACCAACCTCGATATCCGCTGAACCGGTATTCATCCGCAGGTACACATTGAATGTATTCGTGTAATTCGGGATGATATGCTCAATCGGATAATACAGTAGCAGCGTATGCTTTCCTGTGTGCCAGGTCTCCACCGGATGATGAATTTCCACAACCTCGTCATTCAATTCAAAAGTGACATATGCAATCGCCTGTCCGTCCTCCGTCCAGTTTACGGGAAGCTCTACGGTGATTGTCTGTTCTGCGGTCTGTCCAATGACATCCGGTTCGGTTTCTCCTTCTGCCGGAATATCATTCACATCGACAGAGGGAATGATGATTTCTCCTTCTGCCTTAGCTGATCGGCTTACCTGATTTGCTTTGACATCAATTATGCTCTGACCAAAGAACTGTGCGTGGTTTTCTTCTGAGGAAGCAAACTGTATGCTGATAATTCTCACGTCAGTATCATTCACCGTGAATGCAGAAGCGTTTGTAAAAGTATGAATACCGATCTTGGCTTCCTCGATCTGATTCAACAGGCCGGAAATGTTCTTATCATTCTTGCTCTTGGCATGCGACAGCTTGGGATTCTTGCCAACGCACTTGATGGTCTGCCTGCCGCCGATCTTAATGCTGCTTGATGTAATGCAGGCATACTTCGTAGCATCTGCCTGACCGCCGGTGAAGGAAAGCACATCACCAACATCAAGAGCCGGATTGCCGATGGTATCCGAATCAAACGGAACATAGTTTACGACAGAAATATCTGTAAGGATATTTTCCACCAGCTGCCGCCTGGTCTCCTCCAGCCCGAATTGTAAGAGCGGATTGACACCGAGATTCATGGTCAGCCCGTTATCAGGATCGAGAGCGTAATACTCCGCAATCTGTGTCTTCAAGTTGGTGGAGCTGACCGCTGTGTACCTTGTAATAAAATCTGAAAAGCTGCTGGAGAAGCGATGCTTCCGCTCAACCGTCAGTACCGGCATATTTCCATACTTCCGGAGCTCCAGTCTGCCTGCCCGGTTGATTACAAAGAAGCCTCCCAGCACCTGTCCCACATAGTAGAGGACATCCCGGAAGGTCTCGATATCGTTGTCGGAGTAGATGGAAAGATACTCCGTGCCGTTCGGCAGAGCTTCGTAATATGCCTGATCCTGTGCCATCTCGACCTTACAGGCTGTGCAGCATAGGTTTACAAAGTCAAAGGCTGTGCCGATGGTCTCAAAACCATTGAAGTTCCGCTCAAATCGGAGCATATAGTCATAGCCTTTGATTTCCAGAGTACGCACCTTACGGTTTGCCTCAGACACCTCGAAGATTCCCATCGGAGCTTCCTCGTAGGTTCCGTCCGCCAGCTGCAGATGATAGGAAAGCGTCACGGTAGCGTCTTCCAGGGTATATCGGTCAATTTCCGAAAAGAGGGAGATACACATCTCTGTGGCATATACTGTCCCAAGCTCAATCTCTGTTGAGCCGCAGCACTGGAAAGAGATGTAGCCGCTGCCTTTTACGATATCATCCTGACCGAAGTCATAGATCGCACCTGTCTTGGTGGTGATGCGGCCAGTCCAGTAATATTTTCTTGTATTGCTTTTTACAGCCTCAAGGAAGGCTGCGCTTACAGGATACATGGGCAGCCCTCCTTAAAACTCTTTGAGCGTGAACGATACCTCCCACAGTGAACCGTAGGAGGTATCCGATGCCAGCTTGCTCTGAAATCCCGTGATATACATTTCCGTATCCACGATGTTCATTGTCCCGGTATCAAGGTAGCCGACCGTTATTTTCGGGAGCTTCTTATATGCGGAGAACTTCATAAGCCACCGCTTTGAAACATTAAAGCTGACATTGATTTCCACGACACCTTCCCGGACGACATCCCGCTGCGTAGTTCCGGCTTCCGTCATGCCGCCGGAGTCTGCTTCGATATCCGTCAGATCCACAGAGTAGGAGGCAGGCATCGGGATATTCTCACCATTGAATTGTAAGTATTGCATATGCGCCATATTACCTGCCTCCTGATTTCAGATTCATTCTTTGCTGGGCTGTCACGACAATCTCATCGATCATGTCTCCGCCGATGTATACCGGAATAACTATGTCTCCGGAAGAGCCACCGCCAGCAAGAGCGGTATTCAGCGCGGAACTGATGCCGGACATGAAGTCTGCGGTATTTGTTCCGGTTCCTCTGGAGAATCCGCCCTGAACCGCCGCAAGCTGCGGTGTAAGCACCATGTCTGAGGCGAGTCCGCTCATAGCCTTGTCAATCAATCCACGGCTCTTTTCAATCCCTTTGGACAGACCGCCGATGAAATCCGGCATCCAGCTCTCATAATCGGTGAGTGGCCCTTCATCCGGTACAGAAAAGTGCAGGAACGACCTGATCTTTTCTGCAACACTGCTGACAGCCTCGCCGACCTTACCGATCATGGATTTAATTCCGTTTACGATGCCGCCGATGAAGTCGGCTCCCCATTGGAAGGCCTGAGAAGCCAAACCCTTGATGAAGCCGATGGCTTTATCAAAGCCGCCCTTGACGGTACCGTAGATGTTTCCGCAGATGTTTTTAATGCCGCTAAGCATAGAGTTAAAGGCAGTCGTGACACCTGTTTTGATAGCGTTTGCAGCCGTAGAGACTGCGGTTTTGATTCCGTTCCAAGCGGTGGTAACCGCTGTTTTGATTGCGTTCACAATCGTTGTGATGACCGTTTTTATGCCATTCCAGATCGTGGTGACTGCTATCTGGATAGCTGTCAGTACCGTGGTAATGGTGGTTTTGATCCCGTTCCAGGCTGTTGTCAGGAATGTAGATATCGCTGTCACTACAGTCGTGACAATACTCTTGATTCCATTCCAAATCGTACTGAAGAAGGTCTTGATAGCATTCCAGATGGTGGTTGCCGTTGCTTTGATCGCGTCCCAGGCATTAGTGAGGAATGTGGATATGGCGTTCACCACCATCGTAAATATGTTATTTATACCGTTCCACAGACCGGAAAAGAAATCCTTGATAGCATTCCAGACCGTTGCCGCTGTGGTTTTGATGGCTTCCCATGCTTCTTTTAAGAAGCTGCTGATTGCCTCCCAGCAGGCGATGGCAATCTCCTTGATATCTTCCCAGAGATCGATCCAGAACTGCCGGAACTCCTTGTTGGTATTCCACAGGTAGATAAAGGCAGCCACCAACGCGGCAATCGCCGCTATGATCAGAACGATGGGATTTGCCAGCATGGTGGCGTTCAGCGCGGCAAAGGCAGTCTTAACCGTGTTGATCACACCTGCCAGTTTCGGAACAATCGTCATGATTGTACCGATGGCGGATATGACCTTGCCCACGATTATCAGTACCGGGCTGATAGCAGCAGCCACCAGTGCAATGGTGATAATCACCTTTCTGGTTCCTTCATCCATTGAGTTGAGCCAGTCCACAAACTTCTGAATCCAGCCGACGATTGTACGGATTGCAGGCATCAGCAGATCTCCGAAGGAGATGGCCAGTTCCTCAAGCTGGGATTTTAATATCTGCAGCTGACCGGCAAGGTTATCCTGCATGGTTGTTGCCATGCTCTCGGCAGTACCGTCACAATTGGCAATAGCAGAGGAGAGCTTGTTGATATCTCCTTCACCGGCATTCATAAGAGCTAGGAAGCCCGACATGGCGTTCTTGCCGACCAGAGCTTCGGCTGCCTGAGCCTGCTCGGATTCAGTTAACTGCGAAAATGCTCCACGGCAATCAGCAAGAATATCAGACAGGTCTCTCATGGAGCCGTCCGCATTGGTAGTCTGTATTGTTACATCGTCCAGAGCCTGTCCGGAAAGCTGAATGTCCCCGGTCAGGTTGTTCATGATGGTACGAAGGGCAGTACCGGCCTGTGATCCTTTGATACCGGCATTCGCCATAAGTCCGATTGCCTCGGCAGTATCCTCTGCGGAGAAGCCGAGGGCACCGGCGATAGGAGCGCAATACTTGAAGGTCTCACCCATCATGGAGACATTCGTATTCGCATTGCTCGAAGCTGCCGCAAGGATATCAGCGAAGTGTCCGCTGTCTGAAGCAGAGAGTCCGAAGGCAGTAAGGGCATCCGTCACGATGTCGGAGGTGGTGGCCAGATCCTCGCCGGAAGCGGCAGCAAGGTTCATGACACCTTCAATGCCTTCCAGCATATCCTCCGTCTTCCAACCTGCCATTGCCATGTAGTTCATGGCTTCAGCTGCTTCAGAGGCAGAGAATTTTGTTTTACTGCCCATCTCACGAGCCTTGTCGCGAAGTGCATCAAAATCAGATCCTGTCGCACCGGAGACAGCTGCTACCTGGCTCATGGCTGTATCAAAGTCGGCAGCGGTTTTTACGGCAGCAGTTCCGAGTCCCGTGACCACTCCAGTAACAGGGAAAAATTTCTTCCCGACATTGGTTATGTTGTCGCCGACGGCTTTAAGTTTCTCACCCTTAGCAGCGATGCTTTGTAGGGCAGTAGCAGACTGATTTGCCTGTTCCTCAAGCGATTTCAGTTTTGCCTCGGTCTCCGCAATTTCTCTTTGCAGACCGTCGTACTGTTCTTGGGTGATAGTGCCATCCTTCAGTGCCTGCTCTGCCTGTTCAGCTGCCGTCTTTAAGGTTTCCAGCTTCTCCTTGGTTTCTTTAACAGCATCGCCGAGAAGTCTGTGCTTTTGTGCCAGAAGCTCTGTGTTGCCGGGATCAAGTTTTAGGAGCTTATCGACGTCCTTCAGCTGGCTCTGGGTATTTCTGATTTCGGTATTGACACCCTTTAAAGCGGTCTGTAGTTTGGTGGTATCGCCGCCGATCTCGACAGTGATACCCTGTATTCTGCCAGCCATGCGTTCTCATCTCCTTCCGTAAAATTTATAAAAAACTCCGCGAACTTATGGATATTGCGGACAACTACTTTAAAATCGATCCATGTCCTCCTGGGATGCAAGGGTGCTGTAGTATTCCTCAGAGTGCTGGTCATTATCCATCTCGGTGTACATATCATTGACGGTTCCTATGGTGAGGAGTTCCAATTCACTGATATGTATCCCGAGCTGGACGCAGCGCAGCAGGAGCAGGGGAGTTGTCATTTCCCGGTCAGTCGGTCGAAGTTTTTTTTACTCTCAACCTGTGTCTGTACGTTCAAGCCCCAGAGTTCGATAATTTCAGGCAGTACCTGATAAATGGAAAACGTACCGAACTGGTCGAGCCATTCATCGGGAGTATCCGGTACACCTGAAGGATCAGCGTGCTTCGCCATGATGTAGCTGATATCCTCAAACAGCTCCAACGAGAAGCTGTCAAGAGAGGAAGCCTCGGGATCATCTGCGTCAACAGACTTCTGCAGATCATGGAGATCCTTATAAATGTCTCTGTGGAAGCGGTTCCTGTAGATCCTCGGAATCGCCGCCGACGCACGGAAGGTAACATCTCTTCCATCAATGTTTATCGTTTTTGTAAGTGCCATAATGTCCTCCAATCATGAAGAAGGGCAGAGCGTATTGCCCTGCCCGTAAGTTTTATCAACCCTGTCCGTTTTCACCGCCGGACTCTGCCGCAGGTTCATATACCTTCGTATACCAGCCGTTATAAACTTCATCCGTGGTATTGTTTCCGGTCTTGACCTTTACATAGCCGCTGGGAAGAGGGGAAGCCTTGATCTCGATTGTTTCGGTCTGTACTTCCTTGGAATCTTCATTGGTTTTGCCTTCGATGGTAGGTCTTGCCGCGCTGCAATAATACAGGCAGTGACGGATCTTCTTCTTGTCGCCGGAGAACTCGAAAAGCAGGGCAAAATGCTCAGGCTCCACTGTGGAGTCTTCCACCATGACGCCATTGGCATCCTCCGTCTCCTTCAGGATATCCTTGCGGAAACTGTCAGGGAGCAGAGCTACTTCCAGATCGCCGGAATAACCGTTGTTGGCAGAGGTCATGTAATAAACCATGTCATCCGCATAAAACGGCTCGTTATCACCCTCGGGATCGAGGGAGAGATTTACCGCACCGGGAATTGCAACAGGAGTGCCGAAAGTGACTGCACCTGTATCGATATCCAGCGTGGCTTTTGCATAATGGCAGTTCTTAAGACCGAACTTAACCTTGTTGTTTGTGTTCGCCATAATATACCTCGCTTTCCGCTATACCGTCATCTGGTACAGCACTTCATACATTTTTTCGGTTTCAATCCATACCTCCGATTTGTTCCAGAACAGCTCATGCCTGTTCAGCATGGCTTCGAGTTTGTCCTCAAGCTCCGGATTCTTCTCATCGGTATAAAGCTCCACATTCAGATTCTGAAACTCCACATATACAACATTGTCGGCGGAGAAATTCTCTGAACCGGGAAATAAAAAGCAGATGAAGGGAGGATCGGGAAATTCACCCTCGGCAAAATGATCGTATGCCAGGGGAAGTCCCGACTCTTCCAGCATCTCTACAATTTCTTCATGTGTCATACTAACCGCCTTTCCTTAAGTCCCGTTCCACATCACGGACAAGTTGCTCGGCTCCGGCGCTTTCTGCCGGTGCGATGTGAGGGAAAGCCCTGACTCGACCACCGCCTCGCTTGGCGTGACCGTTTTCCAGAAGGTGTGTCAGCTGGTATCGGTTTTTGGAGTGAACGGTATATTCAATGGAATCCGAAGTCTCCTTTGTTTTCTTTGAAGTCCAGCTTTTCGCATAGCGTCCTGTCTTTCTTGGAGCAGTATCCCTTATCTGATCCTGTACGGCTTTGGCAGCTTTCTGCACATCTTTTTTAAGGTCATCCGTTGCCAGCTCTGCATATTCCTGCATGCCCTTCATGACGGTATCCGCAAGCTGATCGATCTTAATGGTCTGACTCATGGCTACCTCCTGACCTTCCGGCATTTGAACTTAATGGCATGCTTTTTGAAGGAGAGGTGGTCAATTCCAAGGATGTCATACAGCTCACCCTCAAATACGATACGGAACTTTGTGGAAATGATGGCGGCAGTTTCAGAGCAGTAGCGGACAGTCACATTCATGTCCGTGTTTTCCACTGTCTCTCCAACAATAGCCTGCTCCTGACCGTTTTCTCCGCTGATCGTCGTATAGCAGGAATAATAATCCGTCCATTCGTTTTTATGATTGCCGTACTTATCCACGGTGACTGCGTTCTTCTGAAAGGTGACACGCACCCGCATGGCAGCAATGTTCATCAGAAGCCCTCCTTCCGGGTACCAAAGAGGAGTGAGCGCAGCGTCATGTTAAGTGCATGGTGGTCTGCGTCCTCCCGGTGCTCATAGAGATAAGCCACGGTGTAAAGCACAGCTATCCGGATGCGGATCAGGGCTCTTTCCTCGTTTGCCATAAACTCCTCGTCGGTCTGCCTTGTAATGTCCTGCACCTGCTTTGTAGCGGCAGCGATCAGGCTTTCGATGAGGGCGTCCTCATCCGACGAATCTACGCGCAGATAGGCCTTCGCATCTTCAGTTGAAATCAGCGCCACGGTCATTCACCTCCTCGCCTTAAGAGCCAGAACCCGTCTTCATGTCGAGAATCTTGATGCCCTCGGAGAGGATCAGCTTGCCGTCCACACGCTCCGTGCAGGTGAAGCCCACCTGACCGTTGGTAGCGTAAAGCTCGTTCAGGCGCTTGATCGTGCGACCGGCTCTGTCAGCGATCCAGTAGCAAGAGAAGTCGCCGAATGCGATAGCTCTTGCACCTGCGGCCATCGTAGGCACCTTCGGAGAGGTAAAGAGCGGATAGCCGAGCAGTCTGTCAGGCTCACCGGCAGTAAGGGAAGGCTGCCACAGGTACACGCCGTTGCTATCCTTGAGCTTTCTGATGACAGCGACCGTAGCGTCGTTCATGAGGAACTTTGCCTTGCCGCGATACGGAGCCTTGAGAGAGTACACAAGGCTGATCAGCTCATCAGCGGTAATTGCCGTAGCGGAAGCTGCGGTCACACCGGAAGGAGCGCCACCAGCGTTTGCCGGAATGAACAGGCCGGTCGGTCTGTCGATAGCCGTCTGACCGGACTGAACAGCACCGTTGATGAAGGCGTCCTCCTCAGCCTCACCGAAGGCGCGACCGAATTCCTCGGAGATGTAGCCTTCGATATCGAAGAAGCTGTCGGAAAGCAGCTCGTCGGATACCTTGATGAGGTCAGTCAGTTTGAAGGCATCAATGCTAGTCTGTGTGAAAGTCGGATTGCTCTCGGTGTAAGCACCGTTCTCAGCCGTCCAAGCCGCCTGCGTGTGGCCGTTTGCCACAGGAATCTTGCGCTCGTTCTGCGTGGTGATCACCTTGCAGCCGATGGTACGCATGATGTTGTTTTCATTGAGCGCCTGCACAAGGGTGTGCTCGAACTCGATAGGAACAAGGTAGCCGCCGTTGGCATCGGTTCCTTCCTCCAGCACATCGCGGATCATCGGATTGCCGGGATGACGGATGTTGTCCCAGAAGGCCTTCTTGTAGGCTGCGGACGCTCTGCCAGGCTTGTCTTCCGGCTCATCCTTTGCGCCGGGCTTGCCGGTGAGCGGAGCGGAGGTCGGAGCGCTCATCATCTTGTCGATCTGCTCCTGACGCTGCAGGCGCTCGATGTCGCGGGTGAGATTGGTGACTTCCTTTTCCATCTTGTCGTAGGTTGCGGCATCCTCTGCAGAGACCATGCCGCCGTTCTGGGAGTGAGAATTGAGGAACGCCTTAGCAGCTTCCCATGCCTTCGCTCTCTTTTCCATGAGTTCCATAATCTGAGTCATAATCAAAATCCTCCTTTAATGTGCGAGAAGCGAAAGGCGCTTCTCAAGATCGGTTACTGGTACCATGTGTTTATTTGCCTCCGGCTTTTTCTTAGGAATCAGCCGGGAAAGCAGTGAGTCTGTGACGGCCTTGCGGGAGAAAAGCATCTCCGCATCTGCCGTATCGTCAGGAACCGGCTGCTCGCCGCCCTTAAAGAGAATCTCGTCAGCGAAGCCGAGCTTGACGGCCTCCTTGGCGTTCATCCACGTCTCGGCATCCATCAGCTGTGAAATCTTGTGGCGGGAGAGCCCGGACTTGATTTCGTAAGCGTTCATAATGGATTCCTTGACTTCGTTTAACATGTCGATGGCCTTCTGCATTTCTTCGGTATCTCCGATGGCGATAGTCGCAGGGTTGTGTACCATCATCATGGCCACAGGGCTCATGCAGACCTTTGTACCTGCCATAGCGATGACGGATGCAGCAGAAGCCGCAAGAGCGTCGATCTTGACGGTCACGTCGTGCGGATAGTCCATCAGCATGTTGTAGATTTGTGCTGCAGCAAAAACATCACCGCCCGGAGAGTTGATCCAGAGGGTGATGTTTCCATCTCCTGCAGAGAGTTCATCTTTGAATAGCTTGGGTGTTACTTCATCGCCGAACCACGTCTCATCGGAAATTTCCCCGTCGAGGTAGAGCGTTCGGTCTGAGCCAAAGCTGTCCGGCTCCTCGTTTCGCACCCAGTTCCAAAACTTTCTGGTCATAGTGCCTCCTTTTATCTAAGCCGGGTGCGGCCATTTTGCTGTGGCTGTTCCGGCTCTGTTTGTGATTCTTCTTGTGTTTCATCAGCTTCCTCCTGCGTCTGTGTCGTGGCCGCAAAAATGCCTGCGTCCTTGAGCTTTGTCATGTTGCCATTGATAAGGTACAGGTCGCCGCCTTCCTCCTCCGGAATACGGTCGAGGTTTTCAAGCTCCCTGATATCGTTGGCGCTCATCCAGCCGTTCTGGCGTCCGACCGCATAGCCGTTCATGCGGCTCTGGTAGTCACCTCGAAGCAGGCCGTCCACGTTGAATTTGAAGAAGTATTGCTTCTTCTCGTCAGGATTCAGCAGGGCTCTTTGCATGGACTGTTCCCAGCGGCATACCCACGGGTCGAGGGTGTATTTGACAAATTCCAGAGACTGCTGCTCGATGTTTGAAAAGCTCGATTTCTCAAGGTCTCCGATCATATGAGGCGGGATGCGGAAAATACGTGCGATCTCATTGATCTGGAATTTTCTCGTTTCCAAGAACTGCGCCTCGTTCGGGCTGATGGAGATAGGCGTATATTTCATGCCTTCCTCAAGGACTGCTACCTTGTTACTGTTGGCGCTGCCTCCGAAGGCCGAGTTCCAGCTTTCCCTCACACGCTCCGGGTCTTTTACCACACCGGGATGTTCCAAGATGCCGCCGGGCGTCGCTCCATTGGAGAAGAACTTCGCACCGTATTCCTCACAGGCCATTGCCATGCCGATGGCGTTCTTGGCCATCGCAATCGGGCTGTAGCCAACAAGGCCGTCAAAGCCAAGACCGGGAACGTGCAGCACATCCAGAGGCGAGAGCCTGACGCGGCTTCCGTTCATCGTGTGCGCCTCGTCCTGCGAGGTCTGGTATTCGTAGTAAAGGTAGCCATCCGAGTCCCTGTCGACCGTCATGCGGTTTGGCATCAGCGGATAGAGAGCCACGACCTCACCCTTGCCGTTTCGAATGATCTGCGCGTAGGCATTTCCCCAGAGGAGCAGGTGCGTCATCAGCGTCTCCCGGAACACAAAGGATGTCATTTCCGGGTTCGGCTCATCGTGCAGCAGAAAATACAGCGGATGATCCACGGCTTTTTCCTTGCTGCCGTTCTCGCCGTAGCGGTAAAGATGAATCGGCAGGCCTGCAATCGCCTCGGAGAGAATCCTCACGCAGGAGTAGACCGCTGTCATCTGCATGGCACTTCGCTCGGTTACATTCTTGCCGGAGGTCGTGCCGCCGAAGAAGAAGCGGTAGGAGCTGCCTGTGGTGGAATCCGAAGGCTTATCCCTTGAACGGAATAGTCCTGAAAATATGCTCATATTGATCACCTGCCTTTCAGATAAATAAAATGCCTCTGTCGTCGTAGACAGAAGCACCGTTGTCGTTGCCGCATCTTATTGTCCGGTCGAGTGCCATGATGGTGGCAATCGCGCCGTCAATCTTCTCCGTGGACTTTTCCTTGTCGGCCTTGATGTTTCCGGCAGGGTCAGTGCGGATGAAGATGTTGTCCATGTTCCAGCGGAGCACCGGGTGGCCGCCGTGGGCGAGCTTCTTTTCCAGCGTAAGCTTCATGAGCTCTTTGGTAGGCGGGCTCATATCCTTAAAGCCCTGTCCGAAGGGTACGACCATGAAGCCCATGCCCTCCAAGTTCTGTACCATCTGGACGGCTCCCCAGCGGTCGAAGGCAATCTCGCGGATGTTGAATCGCTCGCCAAGACGTTCGATGAATTTCTCGATGTAACCGTAGTGGATGACGTTTCCCTCGGTGGTCTCCAGATATCCTTCTTTTTCCCAAGTATCGTAGGGCACATGGTCGCGCCGGACACGGAGGTCGAGTGTGTCCTCTGGTACCCAGAAGTACGGCAGGATCACATATTTGTCCTCCTCGTCCCTTGGCGGGAACACCAGCACGAAGGACGTGATATCCGTAGTGGAGGAGAGGTCAAGGCCGCCGTAGCATACACGGCCTTCGAGGTCATCTTCGTTGACAGGAAAGGCACAGGAGTCCCATTTATCCATAGGCATCCAGCGGACAGCCTGCTTTACCCATTGGTTTAAGCGGAGCTGTCTAAAGGAATTCTCCTCACCGGGATTCTGCTTTGCTGATTCACAGGCAGCCTCGACTTTATCGATTCCGACTGTGATACCGAGGGAGGGATTGGCCTTTTTCCAGACCTCCGGGTCTGTCCAATCTTCCGATGCGTCCGCACCGTAGATGACCGGATAGAAGGTAGGATCAACCTTCCTGCCGTCCAGTATGTCCTGCGCCTTTTGGTGGACTTCATAGCAGATGGTGTTCGTATCGTTTCCAGCAGTGGTGATGAGAAAATACAGCGGCTGCATTCTGGCATCGCCGGAGCCCTTGGTCATAACATCAAAGAGCTTCCGGTTCGGCTGTGTGTGCAGCTCGTCAAATACCACGCCGTGGATGTTAAAGCCGTGCTTACTGTAGGCCTCGGCAGAGAGCACCTGATAGAAGCTGTTGGTCGGCTCGTAGATGATGCGCTTCTGGGAGGCCAGAATCTTGACGCGCCGGTTTAGTGCCGGACACATCCTGACCATATCCGCAGCCACGTCAAATACGATGGTGGCCTGCTGACGATCTGCAGCGCAGCCGTAGACCTCAGCACGTTCCTCACCGTCGCCGCAGCAAAGGAGCAGTGCGACCGCAGCGGCCAGCTCTGACTTTCCCATCTTCTTCGGGATTTCGATGTAGGCGGTATTGAACTGCCGGTAGCCGTTTTCCTTTATCACGCCGAACAGGTCTCGGATGATTTTCTCCTGCCAGTCGATAAGCTCGAAGGGCTTTCCTGCCCACGTTCCTTTGGTGTGGCAGAGCTGCTCGATGAATAAAACTGCGTAATCCGCCATCTGCTTGCTGTAGTGGGAAGTCTCTGCTATGAAGCGGGTCGGCTTATAGTTTTTCAGTTTTCGCATTGGCACAGGTGCCGCCTCCTTTCAGGGCAAAATAAAAGACCGCCTAAGCGATCCGGTATCAGTACGAGAGAAAGAGCCCTGCGGCTCAATCTCCCGGAATATTCGTATTCAGGGTTTGGTTCTTAGTTGTAGTTTTGCAGGAGGATCATGTAGGCGAGCTGCGTCGGCTCATCCTCCGGCTCGATGTCCCAGCCTCTGTCGTAGTTGGCTGTGACGGTTCCTTTGACCTTGATGGTCAGCTTGCTGATCCTGCCGCCGTTAATGCCGTATTCCTCACTGGGTTCCTCGTAGTGCTTTACCCAGTAGTGGCAGATGGTGTACTTTGCTTTGTCGCTTGCATCCGGTATGCTGATGGTTCCTTCGCTCCACATTCTCTTACGCCTCCTTTACCGTCATCTTGAAGGCCGGGATGAGCGCATGCTCGTCGCTTCCGAAGTGGGTGTAGCGTTCCTTGACCTTGACGATTCCGTCCAGCGTGCAGCCGAGCTCCTCGAACTTTGCGATAGTCTCGATCAGGCTTGAGAAGGTGGAGCTTATGGTGAATTCCTTGACTCCGAGCTTCCTGCAATCCGCGAGGATCGTTTCGATGTCGTCGTCCCAGATGACCTCGGCGAAATTCGGCAGGTCGTTTCCGGCTTCCTTGCTGTAAAGGTAGGCCTGTCCCAGCGTCCACTGGCATCCGATTTCCTCCCAGCGCATTCCGGGCTTTGCGTTTTCGATGGCTTCAATTGTGTACTTCATGGTGGTTTCCTCCTTGGTTCTGTGTTCCTTTTGGTATGTACATATATCACTCTGAAGCCCTGCAATAGCAAGCTATTTATCGAAATATATGTGACAATCCTGCGGGAATATTCGAGACCGAAATTGTGTAGATTATTCCTCGCCGGTCAGAATGAAATTCACGTATTCTTTCCGGTGATCCTCAAGATATAAAACCAGCTCGTAGAAGTCTCTTTCGTAAGCCAGCCGCTGCACCATGTTCACATCAAACATATTCGTAAGGCCGGTGTCCAGGATGGCGAGGATCTGTTCTTTTACCTTTTCATCCATATCAGTCCACCACCTTTTTCACACGGTCGACGCCGTAGATTACATTGAGGCCGGAGCCGTTATCCCAGTCAACCATCAGGCTGCCGGTATCGTCGACTCCCGTAACGGTTCCCTTGGTACCGGTGGGAGGAGCCTGCACATCATCCATCTGGAGAAGCTCCACGCGGGTGCCTGAAGGATACCGGGAGCGGAGCGCTTGAAGCTCGTCTTTTGTGATCATTCGCATGCTGCCACCTCCTTTTCCGGAGCGCCGTTCTTCCAGCTGGAGTTGCCGGAGAGGTTCTTTAAGAGAATCTTGCGCTCGGCCTTGTACTCGTTTCCGATGAAGCCAAGCCTCAGAAGGAAGCAGCGGAATGCGTACTTCTCGTTGTCGACCTCTCGCTCGGTGGCGTTTACGCGCTTTAAGTCTTTGCTCATTTTGCAAAGGGCTGCGATGAAGTGAGTGTAGGCCTTGATGGCATCCGGCTCTGGCGTCTCAGGGAACCACGGGAAGATTACCTTGTCCTCTGTGACCTCAATGCGAAGCTCGTCAATGCCGAGCGCCTTCTTGATGAGGCTGTCCTTGGCGGTGAGGAGGTTTGTCAGGTTTCCGACCGCCACCTTGTCGAGCGGCAGGCTTACCGTAAGGCCGGTGGCCTCGTCCGTATCCTCAGCAGTGGATTCCTCATCGTTGCTTTCGACTTCCTCGTCCGTCTCCGCTGTGAAGCCGTCTGCGATCAGGCTGTGGATGATGCGCTCCAGCTTGTCTGCGTCCTCGCAGGTGACGCCGCCTTCCTTGTCGACCGTGATGTCGCCGATTTCGTAGGCGCAGGTCGGCATGAACTTGTAGACCGCCTTGTCGCCGGTGAGCGCCGCGATGGCTGCGACCAGAGGCTTTCTGTCTTTTCCGGTTACGCTAAAGTTTGCTTTCATGAGTGTGTCCTCCTTTTGAAGTTAGGGTTTTCTGCTGTGCCTTTCGGCATGTATATACATCACTCTGAAAGCATTATTTATCAAGCGATTTCTGCACTTTTTCGAGGTAGAAAATCACCAAAGAATCCGGGCAGAAATTGTGTACTATACACCCGCCGTCGGAGAGGTCTCGACTTCCTTTGCCAGAGCAGAGTAGAGGATCTTCTCGCCGTTTCTTATTACATACACATTCTCCGAATCGCCTGTATCCTCCACATAGCGCCGGAGAATAACAGAGGCGTATTTTGGATCAAGCTCCATCATGTAGCAGATGCGGTTCAGCTGCTCACAGGCCATAAGGGTGGAACCGGAGCCGCCGAAGGTATCAATGACCACAGAGTTCTCCTGTGTGGAGTTCTGGATGGGATAGCCCAGCAGATCTAAGGGCTTACTGGTCGGGTGATCCTTGTTGCGCTTTGGCTTGTCGTAATTCCAGATGGTGGTCTGCTTTCTATCGGAATACCACGGGTGCTTGCCGTTTTGCAAAAATCCGTAGAGCACCGGTTCATGCTGCCACTGATAATCTGAGCGACCGAGCACGAGGCTGTTCTTTACCCAGATGCACACACCGGCAAGGTGGAAGCCTGCGTCGATGAAGGCCTTTCTGAAAGTGAGCCCTTCGGTATCCGCATGGAAGCAGTAGGCGGCTCCGCCTTTTTCGAGGTGGTCGGCCATGTTCTTAAATGCTGCCAGCAGGAATTTATAAAACTCCTCGCCCTTGAGGGAATCGTTCTGGATTGTAAGACCATCCGAGGCCTTGAAGGAAACGCCATAGGGTGGATCGGTCAGGACGAGGTTTGCCTTCTTGCCATCCATGAGCTTTTCCACATCCTCCGGAGAGGTGGCATCGCCGCACATAACGCGGTGCTTGCCGACCGTCCAGATGTCGCCGGGCTCCACAAAGGAAGCCTTCTCCAAAGCAGCAGTCAGGTCAAAGTCATCATCGGCGATGTCCTTTTCGTTTCCACCTCCGAGCAGCTTATCCAGCTCACCGGCATCAAAGCCAAGGAGGGAGAGGTCAAAGGACTGATCCTGCAGGTCGGATAATTCGACCGACAGCATTTCCTCATCCCAGCCTGCATTGAGCGCCAGCTGATTGTCCGCAAGGATATATGCACGCTTCTGAGCTTCCGTCAGGTTTTCTGCAAAGACGCAGGGCACAGTCTGGTATCCTTCCTCGCGGGCAGCTGTCACACGACCGTGGCCGACGAGGATGTTGTAGTCCGCGTCAATGACCGCAGGGCTGACAAAGCCGAACTCCCGAAGGGAAGCACGGAGCTGTGCGATCTGTTCCTTGCTGTGTGTTCTGGCATTTCTGGCGTAAGGCACCAGCTTATCAATCGGTACCTGTTCCAATTTCTGTGTGTTCATTTACATATTCCTCCTGCTTCGAAGCAGCTGTTCCATCACGCTGTCCTGCGGGCTGCCCTCAAAGGGCTCGGTGCAGTTCTGCTTCACAATGTCGTAAATCTCATACCAGAGTAGGTTGGCCTGCTTCTGAAAGTTCATGAGTAGCTGCGTGAAGGGACTCGCAATCGCCGCGCCGGTAGTCGGGTGTTTTCCGAGCATGCCGTATTTGCTGACCGCTTCGGAGCACTGGATGTACCGGGCAAAGGCCTCAGAGTAGCTTTCGAGCAGGCGTTTGTTTACCAGCCTCTCGCAGCCGCGTTCCTTGAGCCACAGCCATGTTTCCTTATAGATTTCATCTGCGCCGAGAGGCTTGCCGTCCTTCTGCAGAGCAGAGAGGTAATCGTCTGGGCTTGGCATATCCATGCCTTCAAGCTCCACGCCGTCACCGATGTCGTCCACATCGAAGTCGGTCATGTCATCTGTGAAGTCCGGCAGCTCCATGCGCTTTGCAGGTGCGCCTTTCATAATTTTGTCGGCGAGGGCGTCCGGCTTGGAGCCAGCTTTGACACGCCTCCCGCCGCGATAAGTTCCGTCTTTCGCCATGTCTATCACTTCCGTTTCTGTGGTACAGGGTTTAATACCCTGTTTGAATTGCAATTTATGCGTAAAAGACCCCGCGCCGTTTTCCGGGCAAAAGGGCTGTAGAGATTCAGACCGCCCTACCGGTCGCCACGCTCGCGGTGAATCTTCTCGTGACACGAGCGACAAAGGCTCATGAGATTGGATTCGTCGTTGGTTCCTCCCTCAGCGAGAGGAAGGATGTGGTGGACTTCCTCGACCGCGACGTAGCGTCCTTCCTTTAAGCACTGCTCACAAAGAGGATGCTTGTGGACGTAGCGGTCACGGATTCGTTTCCATGCTCTGCCGTAACGTTTGCCGGGAGAGTAGCCGCGCTGGAACTTCTCGTAGTGCTGTTCCATTACCTTGGCGTGCTCCTCGCAGTAAACACCGTCGGTCAGGTTCGGGCAGCCGGGAAAGCGGCACGGTTGTTTTGGTTTTCTTGGCATGAGCCGCGCCTCCTTTCAGGGCATAAAGAAAGCCCTGCAGGAACTTCCCGCAAGGCTTGTGTGCTGCGCGTGCAGCGGTATCTTTATTCTTTTCGCTGATTATATACTACCATAAATGGCAGGTGGGCATCTTAGGACAAATGTGGACATTTCGGGCGCTTTTTCAAATGATGATCGGATCGTCCGGAAGGGCGGCATGCATCAGCGCCTTACCATGCCAGCGCCTGATGGTACGGGCGTCTGCACAAAGCTCGGTGCCGATCTGCTCCCATGTATAGTTGTGAATGTAGCGGTACTTCAATACCATGCGCTCGTCGGTATCCGGTACTGCCTCAATGACCTCCCGGATCTGCTTTTTCAGGTCAGAGAGCATTTCCAGCTCACCGGCGATTTTCTGTTCCAGCGTCCAGAGCTTTTCCAGTGTTCTCACAAAGGGAGCCTCGGTATTTCTGGATGTCTGCACGCGGTCTTTGTCATATTGGATAGCCGACACGCTGCCTGCCATTTCACGAAGATTCTGTGCTTCCATCGTGTCGGACTTGATTCTCTGATCAAGGCGGTAGGCCTGATGGAGATATTCTTTTACTGTCATAGGCTTTTTGCCTCCTCTCGTAGTTTTTGTATCAGGTACTCGCCATCTACGCTCGTTAAGGTCTTGTACCAGCCGGAGCGGAAGAACCGTTCACATTCCATCGCATCCGACATGGCTGCCTTATTGCTGGATTTCTTTTTCAGGCGCTTCAGGGCATCCCGGTAGTCCTTTACGGCCTGCAGCACGATGGCGTTGGCGAGATTTTCATAAGGATCGGTCATTACACCACCTCAAGGTCGGCCTTGACCGCGTCGATCAGTGCGGCCTGCGTCATTTCCTTTTTGGAGAGAGCTTTTATGATCCTCTCGTCGATGGTGCCTTTTGTGATGATGTGCTGAATCACCACAGTCCGGGATTCTTGGCCTTGTCTCCAGAGGCGGGCGTTTGTCTGCTGATAAAGTTCCAGCGACCACGTGAGTCCGAACCATACGAGGGTGGAGCCTCCGGCCTGAAGGTTTAAGCCGTGACCGGCAGAGGCCGGATGGATGACTGCTACAGGAATCTTTCCCGCATTCCAGTCAGCAATATCGCGGCTGGTCTTGATCTCCCGAACATTGAAGCGATTCTTGATGCGGGAGAGGTCGTGCCGGAACCAGTAGGCCACAAGAAGCGGCTTTTCATTGGCGGCTTCGATGATGTCCTCCAGAGCGTCCAGCTTCCTATCATGGAACTCGATGACCTCGCCGGTATCGGCATAGATGGCACCATTTGCCAGCTGGGAGAGCTTGCCGGTAAGGGATGCTGCATTGGCAGCGGTCACTTCACCGTCCGGAAGCTGTAAGATGAGCTCCTGCTTCAAATCCTCATACCTTTCACGCTCGGATTCGGAAAGCTGGACTTCATATTCTGTCGATACCAGCTCCGGCATCTTCAGGTGGTCGGTGGATTTTATAGAAATCGTGATATCTGAAATCCTGCGGTAAATGGCATCCTCTGCATATGGCAGCGGCTTATAGGAGTAGATGATCTCGCCGTTTCGCTTGTCCGGCATGAAGTAATTTGTCCGGTACTGCGTGATAAACCGTCCGAGGCGTTCTCCCATATCCAGCACCTTGAACTCTGCCCACAGATCCATGAGACCGTTGGAGGAAGGAGTGCCGGTCAGACCTATAATCCGATGCACCTTCGGTCTTACCTTCATCAGTGACTTGAAGCGCTTGGACTTATGGTTTTTGAAGGACGAGAGCTCGTCGATAATCACCATATCGAAGTCGAAGGGAAAGCCGGAGTCGTCTATGAGCCATTGCAGGTTTTCACGATTGATGATCGTGATATCCGCGTTCTGCAACAAGGCGGCTTTTCGCTCCTTCGGTGTCCCGACTGCGACCGCATAGGTCAGACCTCTAAGGTGGCTCCATTTCTGGATTTCCGCAGGCCATGTATCGCGGGCAACTCTTAGGGGAGCTACGACCAGCACCTTATGGACTTCAAAGCTGTCAAACAACAGGTCGGATACTGCCGTCAGGCTGATGATCGTCTTGCCAAGTCCCATATCGAGTAGGACTGCCGCCACAGGATGCTTTTCGATATAGCGGATCGCATAGTCCTGATAATCATGTGGTGTAAAGTTCATCAAGCATCCCTCCAATCTGCTCCGGGTCATCGATAACATAGACCGCAAATCCCAGCTTCCGAAGTAACCGGTGTCTTGCCAGCTGCAGCGGTCGCGGTTTCTTGCCCGGAGCTTTTAATTCTGCAAAGGCTATGATGCCTCCCGGAAGAAGGATCAGCCTGTCCGGCATACCGTCGAAACCGGGAGAGACCAGTTTGGGTGCGATGCCGCCGGATGCCTTCACGGCTTTTACAAGTTTCTGTTCAGTCTCTTTTTCTCGCATCGCTCATACTCCTTCCAGCATTCTTCAAAGACCTGCATGCAGTCCCAGCACGCTCCCTGACCGGAAAGGTAGTTCCGGATCAGCTGGTGCCACCCGTTAAATTTGCAGGAGCGGTTTTTCGGGAAGTGGTCTTTGTCTCGTTTCATATCCATCGCAAGATCGCCTTCCAGAGTGTTCTTGCCGAGATGGTTTCTCATCATATAGGTGTAAAAAGTCATGATTTCCTCCTTATTGGTGACCAGTAGTAACCACTTGAAAAATTGACTGGTTACCCTGAAAAGTGTTGTAGTTAAAGGCTTTTTTGATGATAGGTAACCAGTAAACCAGAGTAACCGTGACACTTATCTCGTATAGGGAGCTATTTCTTTCTACTTCCAGAAATAATTCCCTATATATTTTTTGATGTGTGTCAAAATCACTGGTTTTTCTGGTTACCCGGTTACCTTGCTTCATTGCAGGAAGTCCTCCTCATCGTCAAAATCCTCAGTATTTACGCTGATCTTGGCGCAGAAGGTTCTGACAACGACTCCCTGAATCTTCTTAAGACACTGGTTACGTGTTCCTTCGCTGGACTCGAATACTTCGATATGGTCGTTGTCACGAAAGCCACGGATACACTTGGTATAGGAAAAGCCAGCCTTCTCCAAGGCCTCACGCAGCACGGAAGCAATGATGTATACTCGCCCGGTCTCGATCTTCCCGTAGCAGGGAGGTACAGCAGAATCAAAGCATGCCTTGTTCTCCGCTACCCAGCCTTCCACGAAATGCCATGCCCGCTCGACGCTGTCTTCCTTCTCCATCGTTTTGCAGTTGGAAAGCAGCTCAAGGCCAAGCGATATGGCTTCGTCATGCGCCTCATTCTCATCGAAGCCGAATACGGCAAGGGAGGAATACTCATCCGCCAGTGCGAGGGCAGCAATATTGTCCAGATGCACTCCGGGCTCTCCGGTAAATTTCGCTTTGAGCTCGTCCCGCAGCCTTGTGAAATCCTTTTCTGCCTTGTCAGGGTCGGGCAGGACGTTATCTATCAGCCAGCCGATATACTGCTTCCCGGCAAAGCCAAAATTGCTCTCGCTGATCTGATGCACCTTCCTGCCGAATTCCGAGCCCTCGACCGGCTGACCGTATATTTCCAGAACACGGGTGTTCACGCCGTCCATAGAGGTTTCATTGGAGATAGGCTGCTCTCCGGTGCTGATGATGGAGTTCTGCCATGTGGGCACATCCTGCAATCCGCCGGTCTTGGAACCACGGGTCTTGCCGTAGCCATTTCCGAGGGAGTAGACCACATAGGACGATGAGAGCCTGCGCTCGTTCAAGACCTGCAGCTCATCAAGGCCGAGTGGCAGATGCTTTAAGGTTCCCGCACGGCGCTCCATGCCTACAGCCGTGGAGTTGAAATTGCCCATCAGCTTCATCGGGTCTCCGTATACGGACAGGGCAAACTTCAGCGCTGCAGTTTTGCCGCTTCCGGAGGAATACCAGACATGCAAGATGATGATGCGGTGCTTCATGATCTTCAGAAGCGGTGAGGTAAACGATGCCGCAAGAATGGATCTGGCAATAGATGTCTTCCTGATTTCCTCTGCGGTTTCAAGCCACAGATCATAGTCGCCGGATTCCCTGAGCGCCGCGATAATGCCGTCAGCGTCATCGCCCTCGTAGATGATCTTGCTGTTTGTCACATACGGATAGAATTCCTTATCTACCCAGCCGATACGGTCGATGCTGCGTACAAAGGGGATCGTTTTCTGGTTTGTGGTCTCATAGGCAGTGAAGTATTTCACCATCTCGTCCGAGTTGTCGGAGGAGACCAGAAGGCCGCTGTCTGCATAACGCAGCAGGCTGTTCTTATTGAAGATTCCGGATCTGGGCGCACGCAGGGTTTTCCAGCGCTTGTTACGGAAAAAGGCAAGCTCCGTCATTTCCTGACCGGTGTCGATGTTTTCAAGCCTCGAAGTGATGACGACCGGCTCGCCGCATAAAGTGACCGTGACCGGCTCGCCGTTGTAGGTCATGGTAGTAGTGATGCCATCCTCCAAGGACAGCTTGTATCCCGGAGGCTCCACAGCGCCGTGAAGGTTGATACCGGAAAGGTTTATAACTGTAGGCTCCACGCCGAATTCCGGCTCCGCACGCATTTCAGATTCGTGCTTTACAGCCTTCTCAAAGTCCCGCAGGCCGACACCTGTTTTCTTGACCATGAGCTTCAGTCGGCCATAAGCAGCAGGATCATTGTCCGCTGCCCACGATGCGAGCTTCAGCGTATATGGGTCAAAGACGTTCTCGGCCTTCATGGAATCGGAAGATAGCAGATTTTCCATCTGCTCCTTCATGCTGTAAAGGGAATGGACGACCGGAGCCTTTACGCCGCAGCCATCCTCCGGGCAGGCAAAGCCCAGACGCTCACAGATGTATTTGCAGGTGCAGGGCTTATTGGCCTTTATAGACTGAGCAATCTTGCGGTCGGTCTCCTCCGGAGAGTAGCCGGTATAAAGAGAACTCCATTCGTGAAACTTCTCTGCGCCGTCGGGCGTGAGTGCGATATTGGAGCAGGCTGCTTTCCATTCCGGCTCGGTAACACCGTCCGGATCATCACGGAGTTTTTGCACGAAAGGGCAGCGTTCCATAATGCGGTCAGCGCTGCCGACAGCTCTTGGGTCTGCCTTGAACGGTTCCGCCCTGACAGGCTCCGGTGCTTTGTAATAGGCGCTGAAGTCGTCGATGGAGTAGAAGGTGCCGGTAAAATCAATCACGCGGCATGGAACCGGAGTATCCAGCTTATGGTTTAAGCTGCCCGGTGCCCGGAACATATGCGAGATGGAGAACACGTTGTCGAGCTTCCAGCCTTTTTCGGAAAACTCCGAGGCAAGGTATCTGCCAAAGCCTTCCGTGGTTCCCTTGGCCATCTGCATAGTGGCCTCGTCGGTAATCCGGTAGGGCTTCTCGAAAATGTAATAGGCGTAGATGCCATAGCCGGAGTCATCAAGACGGGTCGGCTTTACCAGCAGGCTGTTTAAAAGATCGATGACGCTGTCCTTATCCGGCGGGAGCTCCTTTTCCTTATGTGCCTCGCCGAACACATCGCAGTCTGCGACTATGGCAAAGAGCTGGTTTACATCGTCATCGCCACCACGGGCTCCGTCCGGCAGGTCATCGCCACGCGGGTTGACGCTGATATATACATTGGTATCTTTACCGAGCTCTACGACCTTGCGGTACATTCCCTCCGCGTCGGTCGTGCGGTAGCGGTAGTTTTTCTTTTCAGGAAGGGCGGTAATGACGATAGTGCCATCAGCACATCTGCTGAAAAGGTCATAGGATTCTCTATCGTTCATGGCACACCCTCCCTGCGTCTGAGGTGTATTTCATCAGTCGTACACCTCCTGCGATTCCTCTTCGAGCACCTTTACGATGAACTTCAGTGCCCGGATCATGGTCTCCAGCTCACAGTCGCCGCCAAGGGTGACCTCGAAGCCGTCGCATCCCCATTTAGAGACAAGGGGCTTGATCTCCATATCCGTGCTGCCTTCATCCTTGATGCGGAAATAGGTGCGGCTGCCATGACCGGAGTCGCCTCCCTGATAGCCATTGGTACCAGCCTCGACCTGCAGGATATTGCAGCTCACCACGTCGCGGGTATAGGTTGTAATTTCAGTGCCGTCCTCCAGCTTTCTGCGTCTTTCTGCTACTTCATACATAGCGTTAAACCTCCTGACATTCTTCTGTGAAATAGCGCAAGCGGTAGTCCTTCCACTTGGCGCGTCTGATTTCTGCTTCCATACCGGATGAGATGCGGCTGCCGAATACCCAGACCTCCGCGCACTTGCTCATGAGGGCGTTCCCGAAGAAGAGTCCCAGCTCACGTTCTGCCGGGTTGTCATCGTCAAGGAACTGCGGAAACAGCAGGTGTGGTGCGATGGGGATATATCCCTTGTCCACGGCAAAGCGGCTGTAGCGTCTGGCAGCAGCTACGTTGCCTTCCACATCTCCGGAAAACGGAGAGCAGATGTAGACGATAGGCCGGAAAGCACGAAGGGACTGCTTTTCATTTGCTGCAATCCGGGATAGCGCTTCTGCGGCAGTCGGGTCAGGATAGCCCTCGCTGTTTCGATAATCGTTACTCAAACCTTGAGTCCTCCTTTCCGGGCAGACTTAAAAGGCGTCCACCTCCAATTTCCACTGGAGATGAACGCCTGATTTGAGCGGACGATTTTTAATCTTTTTTGTAGAAGGGTGTAACGTAGCCATCGGCGCGGAGCTTCAGGCCTTTTGCCCACGGAGGCGTCCTGCCCATCTGCTCACAGAGTGCGTCAAGGGACATGCGTGGGTCGGCCTCGATGACCAGTTCATCATGGATATGCATGACAATGCTGCAGCAGCGCAGGGTTTTCATGGCATAGCAGAGAATGTCACGGGAGGTCGCCTGCACGATGTTTTCCACAAATTTCGGGCCGTATGAGTCGAGCCGCTCCCATTTCTTTGTGGCTCCGACACCTTCATAGGTGATACACTCGCCGCCGAATTTGTTAGTGCCGACCTTCGGCTTCACATAGGCAAGGTTCCGTCCGGAAGGCAGCGTGATAAAGAGCATCCCGGAGCGGCAGGAGAAAGTGAGACCGTAGCAGGAGGAACTCTGCTTGTATTTCACGGCCTGCATGACAGCACGGTCGACGTCCCACCAGAATTTCACGATATGCGGATTCGTCTGCCGCCAAGCCTGTACCAGCGGAGGAAGCTCATCTTCGGTCAAGCCCATCTCGATAGCTCCCATAGCTTTGAGAGCGCCGACGGAACCACCATAGCCGAGCGCGAGTTCCGCGATCTTGCCTTTCTGGCGCAAATGGCCGTTTACACCATGTTTCTCGACCGGTACCTTGAACATCTGACTTGCAGAGGCGCAGTAAATATCGCCGCCGTCCTCGAAAACCTTCTGTCGCCATGATTCACCTGCATACCAAGCGATGACGCGGGCTTCGATAGCGGAGAAGTCAGAAACATAGAACTGCATACCATCCTTCGGGATAAACGCCGTCCGGATGAGCTGCGAGAGCGTGTCCGGCACATCTTCATACAGGAGCTTTACGGCATCGAAGTCGCCAGATTTTACAAGAGCGCGGGCATCGGCCAGATCCTCCAGATGGTTTTGTGGGAGGTTTTGCAATTGGATCAGCCTCCCTGCCCAGCGACCGGTGCGGTTGGCTCCGTAAAACATAAACATGCCGCGAGCCCTGCCGTCGTCACAGACTGCACGCTCCATCGTCTGATATTTCTTGACAGAGGACTTGGCAAGCTGCTGGCGGAGCTCCAGTACATTCTGTAATTCCGGAGGCGCGGTTTTGATAAGCTCTGCCACGACCTTTTTGCCGAGGCTGTCGGTTTCGAGACCGTTGTCGGAGAGCCATTGTTTCATTTGCTGGACGCTGTTTGGGTTATCGAGGTCGGTGATATTCTTCATGGCAGCAGTCAGCTCTTTGCGGGAACGGGTATCCATTTCGATGGCTTCCCTTACCAGATCCATATCAAGCCGGACACCACGGTCGTTGATTTCCTGATCGATGTGATATTCATCCCAGACCGAATCCGGCACCGGGTAATTGGTGAGCCGCTGCTGGATCGCCATCTCGACCTCGACATCCCGCTTGTTATATGCCTTAAAGACAGACCACTTCTCAGGATCATCGGAGGGCATATTACGGGTGCGGCCACCATTGGATTTTGTGGGAGCGCAGGGCACGGAGAAGTATTTGATGAGCGCCTTGCCCTCGTCCATTTTCTGGTCATCGAACTTAAGAACAGCACCGACGCCTTTTAAGGAAAGCGGCAGTCCCAGTGTGGCCGCCCAAACCATAGAGCAGCGCCAGCTTTCCGGATTCAGGAACCGGGCGCACTCTTGCGAGAGTGGATGGTTGTCATGGAAGGAATCAAGACTGATGCCACGGTCTGAAAGATAGCGGGACAGGCAGACACGTTCAAAGTTCGCGTTGAAAGCCCACTTGATGACGGTATCATCGGTCAGGGCATCGATAATCTCCTGCGGGATAGCTTCTCCCTGTGCAAGGTCGATAACCTGTACCTCGCCGCCGTCGACAGCATAGCCGAACAATAATATTTCAAAATTCGGAGAGGAAGAATACTTGTACACTCCGCATTTATTAAGATCCACGTCCGAAAATGTCTCCAAGTCGATACTCAGTGTTTGCATAGATTTCACCTCAATTCAAACAAGCGGCAGAGAATGTATCCCTGCCGCCTGCCGTTTCTGATTTACTCCAAGGACTTCATGCGCTTCTCGTGGTACTCGCGTTCATGGTCGGCCTGTTCCTTCTCACGCTGCATGCGCTCCTCATGGTACTTGAGGTCGCGGGCGGCAGATTCCTCCTCGCGCTTCTCACGCTTGCGGTCGTTGATAAAGCTCTGGATGGACGAGATCAGGAACACGATGCTGAATACCAGCCATATGGCGATCAGCGCGGTCAGCAGGATTGTCTGTAAGGTAGTCACTGTCATGGTCGCACCTCCTTAGTCCAGAAAATCTTCATCGTCGTCAGTGGCGAAGTCGGACTCTGCGCTTGCCTTGCCGCCGAGAGGCTCACCGTCGCGGATCTTCTGCAGGTTGTTGAGCCCGCAGGCGATTCCCTTGTTGCCGGAGCTGTTGAAGGCGTAGAAGGTGATGCTGGCACGGCCATACACACCGGAGTACACCTCGGAACGGGTGAGAATTGGGTTCAGGTCTGCATCCACGATGCCGGGAGCAGAGGTGGCGTTGGCATTGACGAAGTAGGCGTTCTTGTAGGCCTCGTCGTCCGGACGCTCTGCATCACCGTCGCGGAGAGGTGTCTTGAGGACAGAGAGCGCCGGTACGGACTTACCGTTGCCCTTGAGCTTGGCCTCGCCCTCCTTATAGGCAGCTTCGATGGCGGCCTTGATCTTGGCGATGGTCTTGGTGTCGGACTTCGGGATGATGAGGCTCACGCTGTACTTGGGAGCGCCGCCGTTGATGGACTTCGGCTCCCAGACGTTTGCGTAGCTCCAGCGAGTGTCAACACCGGTGATAACCTTCATGGGATTGCTGATTTTTACATTCTTACTCATAGTCTTTTTCCTCCATAAAATCATTTTTGGCTGTGTTCATGGCCGGGCGCTTATCGCTATCCGGCACAAGAGTGGGTTTGCCCTGCGGCTTTTCGATGTAAGCTGTCAGGAGTTCATCAAAGCGAGACTTGCCGAGGAGCTTCTGCATGGCCGTGATGCCCAGCAGCTTCTTCTCATACGGGTCAAAGCCCGCTTTCTCGACCGCATCGATAACTGCGGCCTCGTTGCTGTATCTACGATTGCTGCGTCCTTCGACCAGCTTGAAGCCAGACCATTTCTTACCGGAGAGAGCCTGCTGAAGGGTATATTCCTTGATGTCGGAAGCCCAGCTGACCAGCTCGTCCACCTTGCCGAGGATGACCTCGATCTCGGTATCCGTAAGTAGTGGCGGGAGCTTGAAATCATGCTGCGCGAGTTTCAGGTTTGCCTCTGCTCTGGCACGGCATTCGTTCTTGGCTTTGCAGAAGCCGCACCACTCGCCGCACAGGAAGTTCCCGTCTCCGGCAAAGGCAAGCTCTGCGGTGGGTTTCAAAACCTCATCCGCCCAGCGGTACAGATCGTCCTTGCTAATTTCAAAGGTGCTGACGTTCTGCCTTCTCGGCTGGTAGATGGTCATGGAAACCTTGTCGATGTCGTAGATATCATCGAAAAGCTCCAAGCTGCCCAGCGCGTAGCATTTCATTTGCGGATTCTCCTCAGCGGAGACCAGCACTCCAAGGCCGTGCTTGTAGTCGATCACTCGGAGCGTGCCGTCCGCTATGATGATGCAGTCAGCGGTTCCAAAGCCCTGTTCTACCCATCGGGAGAAGTCCACACGCTGTTCGATCAGGACGACCGGGTCAGCACAGGTTTCTTTGGCGGCTTCGACCTGCTCCAGCACGTATTCTGCATAGCCGCTGGTGCAGTCCTCCATCTCCTCGGAATACCATGTAAGGTTCTCGGTCGGATCTTCTGCAGGAATGCCCAGCGCGGACTTGAGCTTGTACTCGCCAAGCGCATGGGCGTCGGTGCCTTCCGCAGCGTAGTCGCTTCCCTTATCCTCATAGGTTTCGCAGAGCCTTGCCGATGGCGGGCAGTGCAGCCATCTGTCGGATGAGGATGCGGAGAGGATCGCGTGTGCTTTAGCTGCCATTTCCAATTACCTCCGCGTCCTTTAACAGGGCTTCATAGCTTGCCGGGTCAACAGCGGAGAGCTTTGCGGCACCATACTTCTTAAGCAGGGCACGCACTTCTGCGGTATGACCGGCGCGGGACTTCTCAGCAAGAACGGCTCTTACGTCCTCCAGCTTGATCTCCGGTTTCGGTTCTTTCTTCTTGGAGGTAGCCTTTGGAGCCTCGGTCTCGGTGTCGTCACCGGAAAACTGCTGGTAGAGCCAGTCAGCTGCGGCATTAATAGAAGCAGCAGCGCTTCTGAGTTCTTCGATGGTCTGTGCCATTTCTGCCATCTTTGACATTCTCTTTTCCTCCTTCCTCGGAGTGGCTTGCGGCAAGGAGTGAGAGGTTCCTTGCCAGTCTGGCGGATACGTGACTGATGGAATTCAGGAGCTTGATCTCCTCGTTCACGTTGCCGCCGGTGTCTGCGTAACTGCGGTACATCTGTGTTCACCTCGCTTTCTGAAGGTCTGTTTCTCTTGCCTTCACCTTCCACTGGAGATGAACTTCCGATTTGAGCGGAGGATTTTATAAAAAAGTTTTCCGGCCACCATCCGAGTGAGGGACAGTGACCGGAAAGGGTGTGGTTCGTGGTCTTGATATTACTTGTCGCCGCTGATCCTGCGAAGGTCGGTGCGATACTTCTTCATCTGGTCAGCAAAGGTTTTCTGAGGGCGACCGAGCTCTCTTGCGATGGCACGGTCGGAGATTCCCTCCGGGTGATCCTCCCAAAGCTGAATGATGGTGTCGGCCTCCGGGTCGAGCTCACGCAGTCTGGCAAAGAGCTGCTCCAGCAGCATGCGGTCGGCGATGACTTCCTCCATCGGCTTGTTGCGGTCAGGGATATAATCGCCGAGGGTGCCGTTACCATCAGGGAGAGGCTGATCCAGAGAAGTGATGTCTCCGGCAGCGTGATATTCGCAGCCAATGCAGTCACCGTCACATTTCCATATGAATCGATACGGGCACATACACCTGCCGTGATCCTGTTCCTTGTGGCGGATGCGGTCGGCTTCCTTATAGAAAGAGTCGTGCTGCGCCTTTGTGACCGGCACCTTCTCGCCAGTGCTGCGAACGTAGATGAAATAGGTCTTTTCTGTTGGCATAAGATTTCCTCCTGTGATTTGCTTTTTTGTGAGCAATCACAGCGGGGAAATTCATGGCCTGTTCAAGGGGAATTTACAGAAGCGTATTGTGTTTGTGTACACTTTCTGATATAATAGGAATTGGTGGGAATAAATCGGAAACACCACGAACCACTGTACCCGTCTATCCAGCCACTTCCCAGACGCCATCTCGCCCTTGTGACTGCTCACAAGAGCTATCCAATCGTTCGGTAGGTCGGCTGCTATAGTTCGTAAGGTTCTTATGGTTCGACTTTGAAAATTGGAGAGAAAATCAATGACAAAAGGTGACAATCCACGGTTATGTGGCGGCACCTTCTTCGTGCTTGTATTGCAGGCGCTGAAGCAGCGCGTCAAGGCAAAACAGCACTATAAAGGTGAGAGGGACGGCCTCTCTGATCCGGAAGTTCTAATCGGGCTGATCAAGGTGATCAATCCCGACTATCAGGAACCGAAGGAAGGTGCGCTGAAAGGGAAAACAAACGACTTCAAATCCTGCAAGACCTCGACCGGCCAGTATCTGCCATTTGGCGAGACACCGGAGATCGAGACTTTTGACGAGCGCGTCCGGAATGAGTATCAGGATGCACTGGGTGCGATGACTGAGTTCGTTGCGCTGTTCCTTGAGACCGGCACGAAGGTAAGGAAAGACGAAAGGCTCGTGAAGGCGCTGATCGACCTGATTGAACAGGATGACAGCATCAAGCCAGACGAGGGTTTTTATATAGAAGAAACTGGCCGGAAAATAAAAAAGACCGCACTTGGCGGTCTCGATGATGTCTGCCTCCCTGCATTCCTGCTGGGCGTCTGGCACTATGTGGTTGTTTATAGGAAAGACAACAACATAGGCCGGGATACTTACGACAGCTGGTGCCCGGAGAATGGCGGAGCGCCGAGAACGTATTCCGGTGGCATGGGCAAGCGCATCACAAGGAAAATCAACGTCCGTATGCCAGAAACAGGCATGGCCGAGGATGATGAGATATTTGATTTCGAAGATGAGGATGCAGACCAGTCTTCAGATAAAGCAGAGTCAGATTACGATTTTGGAGACGAAGGTGCTAAAACCGGCACGCCTCCTCCTGTGCAGCCGGTCATGAATAATCCGCTGTTCATTCAGCAGAATGGAGACGGTAACGCAGTAGTTCCTAATTACGGCACGGTAAATCTGACACTCGGCAAACACGGAGGTGGCTCGAATGGCTAATGAAGTCAAAGTAATATCTGCGACTGGTCTTCCGGCAAAGGGACAGCCGCAGGTCGTTCAGACAGGTAATGACAATGTAACGATACCAAACTATGGAACCGTTAATCTGACAGTTCAGCAGCAATTTACCAGCTTGCCTGCTTTCGGAGGGAGCTTCTATGTGCCGGTCAGGGTAAATCGGGAGTATTACAACATTTTCGTGATTGGCGTAGAGGAATTCGATAAGCCAAATTTTAAAGTTCCACGAGACCGGGCGCTGACACATTTGATGTCAGAGGAGACGATGGCAAAGTTCTCTTCTATGACACCGGAAAACAAAGAAGATATAAAAACCATGCCGTCGCTCTTTATGGCCGAGAACAGAAATTATGGAAAAGCCGATGACGATCAGATGGTTATTTACGGTTTTGTCTCCGACCTGAAAATCTATGACAATGATGTGAAAATATATTACTGCGGATACAAGATAGATATTCCGCAGCAGCGACTCAATGAGTGCCTCGAAGAACTGGGGCTCGTCGGTGATAATAGATTCAATGAACTGAACAGAACTCACTGGTCAATCAAGCGCTGTGACCTTATTCAGGAGCTGCTTGAAGCCGGAGTTCAAATCCCGGTGTTTAACATGGGGTAAGTACACGAACTAATGGAGGAAGCTACATGAGTAATGAAATCGAAAATATCACATCTGAAGCAACACCGGAAAAATGGGTAAACCTCGAAGATATAGCTGAGCACCTGAGCGTAAGTACGGATACCGTCAGGAACTGGATAAAAGACGGAAAGCTACCATTCTATCGCGCAGGCAAACGCTATAAATTCAAAATTTCCGAAGTTGATGAATGGCTACGTGATGGGAAGATCACGGATTAAATGGTGCGCATAAAAATGTGGCAGAAGGGAGAATGCCTATGCAGGACAAGATGAAGTCCCTCATTACAAATATAAAATTGGACGCTGCCACTTTTCATGGTGAAACGGTAGATCCGACATATATAAATTTCTTTTTCGGGAAGAATGGAGCCGGTAAGAGTACAGTGGCCTATGCCTTTGACCATCCGGAGTGCCTTGAATGGCAGACCGGTGTAAATCCAGCCGACTACACGATCCTTATTTACAATCAGGAGTTTATAGATCGCAATCTGGCAAACTACGGTGACCTCAAGGGCGTGTTCACACTCAGCGAGGAAAACGCCGAGACAAGGAAACAGATCGACGATAAGACCGAGGAAAGAAAAGGTGTCGTGGCTGACGGTAAACAGGCCGCAGAGGATCGCGATAAGAAGAACGGTGAGCTCAAGCCGCTGCGAGATGCATTTGAAACCACCTGCTGGGATGAGACAGAGGATATTAGGCGGAGTTTTGACCAGACGCAGAATGGTAAGAAAAAGAAGCTCCAGTTTACGGACGAGGTATTGTCCGGGAAGCATTCTGCCATTGAACACAAAAAGGAAGATATCCAGAAGCTGTACGATATCGCCTATGATCCGAAAGCACGGAAGTATCCTCTGTTCAAGACTTCCGGCGATTTGGAAGGTGAATACGATCTGACAGGCGCAAGTCATCTCGGTGAAAAGGTGACCAGCCGGAGCGAGACACAGTTTGCTCAGTTTATGAAAGCGCTGAATGCGACCGAATGGGTGAAGCAAGGTCACGCTGATTATGTGGTCGGCCACGATGAAGGTAAGTGCCCGTTCTGCCAGCGGAAGCTGCCGGATACCTTTGAGAAGGATATTGCAGAGGCCTTTGACGAAGGTTACCAGAAAGCTCTTGATGCACTGGAAACTTTCGAGACGGAGTATGCAAGGAAGATGGCGGATATGCTTGAGCTGCTGAAAAATAACCTGAACGACGTATTCCCGAAAGCAAAGACCGCAGAGTACGAGAAGCTCGTGGCGCAGCTTGAAACGGTCATTACGGAGAATGAGCAGCTGATATCCAAGAAGCGGATGACTCCGGGCGAGATTGTGACGCTCAAGGATACAGATACCATTCTCTCTGATATCGATACAGCCGTAGCGGGTATCAATGAACTGGTTCAGGAGAATAACGACATCGTAGCTACCAAGCCGGACAAGCAGCTCGAATGCTTCAACATGGTTTGGGAGGAGATTGCGTTTATCCTGAAGGATAAGGTTGCGGCCTACACAAAGAGCAAGAATGATATCGAGACCGAGGCTAAGAGACTGGACGGAGAGGTCAAAAAGCTGCAGGAAAAATATAAAGCGCTGTCGGCTGAGATCAACAAGCTCAATGCCAGCGTGATCAACACGGCAGCTACGGTGGAAAGCATCAATGCCCACCTGAAAGATTCTGGCTTTGAGGGCTTCTGGCTCCGTGAAAAGGAGGGTGTCAAAGGCACCTATGAAGTAATCAGGGAGGATGGCAAAGTCGCGGACAAGCTCAGCGAAGGCGAGCGAAACTTCATCGCTTTTCTGTACTTCTACCATCTGGTGCGCGGCAGCCAGACCGAGACGGATTCCGGCAAGGATAAGATCGTGGTTATCGACGATCCGGTGTCCAGTATGGATTCCAGTGCGCTCTTTATCGTGAGTGCTCTGGTGCGCGAGATGCTGGGGGTCTGCAGCAATAATGTCCGCTTGGAAGATCACGAATACAAGGGAAAGTACATCCAGCAGATATTCATTCTGACGCACAATGCCTTCTTCCACAGGGAGATTACATACAATCAGGTGAGCCATTACCGATATGTGTCCTTCTTTAAGGTGAACAAGAAGAACAATATCTCGACCGTAGAGAAATGCGTCATCGAGGCCACAAAGGTCTCCGAGAAGGATAGAAACTTCAATCCGGTTCAGAATTCCTACGCAGCACTCTGGCGGGAATATGAAAAGCTGGATGCGCCGATTCCGCTCATGAATGTGATCCGGAGAATCCTTGAATACTACTTCCTGCAGCTGTGCGGATTCGACAGCAGCTTCCTTAGCAACAATGTACTGAAGGCAATAAAGAAGCAGATCATGGACGAGGCCGCCGGTGGAGTTCCGGATTATACGAAATACCATCTGGCGCAGGCTATGCTCTCCTATATCAACAGGTCGGATGCCTTTAACGACGGGCTCCACTTCGTAGATGAGAGTATCGATTGTGACCAGTACAGAAGCGTCTTCTATTCCATCTTTGATGTGATGAATCAGGGACAGCATTACAAACACATGATGGAGGAAGCGGAATAAGAAGTAGGTAAAGGACGGACGAGCTTATGAAAATCTTTGACAATGTCACGGATATAGTCCGGGACGATTTAAAACAGACGGTGAAGCGTGGCAGCAAGGTTTCCATTGCCGCTGCATGCTTTTCCATGTACGCATATAAGAAGCTGAAGGCTCAGCTGGAGCAGGTGGACGAGTTCCGCTTTATTTTCACATCTCCGACCTTCATCAAGGAGAAGGCAGAAAAGCAGAAACGCGAGTTTTATATTCCTCGCCTCAGTCGTGAAAGCAGCCTGTATGGTACAGAATTTGAAATAAAGCTGCGTAACGAGATGACTCAGAAGGCCATTGCCAAGGAGTGCGCGGACTGGATCAGGCGCAAGGCGACCTTCAAGTCCAATGTTACCGGAGAGAACATGGGCGGCTTTATGACTGTTGATGCACCAGCAGAGGAAGTGGCCTATATGCCGATGAATGGTTTCACGACAGTAGACATCGGATGCGAGCGTGGCAATAACAGCTACAACATGGTCAACCGTATGGAGGCTCCGTTCTCTACGCAGTATATGCAGCTTTTTGAATCGCTCTGGAACGACAAAGATAAGATGCAGGACGTGACGGATGTCATTATTTCCAATATCAGCACGGCTTACAATGAGAACTCGCCGGAATTCATTTATTTCATGACACTCTACAATGTGTTCAGCGAATTCCTTGACGATATATCAGAGGACGTCCTTCCTAACGAGGCCACAGGTTTCAAGCAGAGTAAAATCTGGGGTATGCTGTATGACTTCCAGCGTGACGCGGTGCTTGCCATCATCAACAAGTTGGAAAAATACAACGGCTGCATCCTCGCGGACAGCGTCGGCCTTGGTAAGACTTTCACTGCGCTGGCCGTTATCAAATATTACGAGAACAGGAATAAGACCGTTCTTGTCCTTTGCCCGAAGAAGCTGTCCGAGAACTGGAATACCTATAAAGATAACTATGTAAACAATCCGATTGCTTCTGATCGGTTGAATTACGATGTTCTCTTCCACACAGATCTTTCCCGCTCCGGTGGCTTTTCAAACGGCCTCGACCTTGACCGCCTGAATTGGGGCAATTATGACCTTGTGGTCATAGACGAATCGCATAACTTCAGGAATGGCGCAGGTACCCATGCCAATACGCAGGAGAACCGCTATGTAAAGCTGATGGACAAGGTCATCCGCGCTGGAGTTAAAACGAAGGTACTGATGCTTTCTGCTACGCCGGTCAATAACCGCTTTACTGACCTTAAGAACCAGCTGGCCATTGCCTATGAGGGCAATTCAGAGTACATCAATGAGAAGCTCGATACCAAGAAGCCGATTGATGAGATTTTCCGTCAGGCACAGAAGGCGTTCAATGCATGGAGCAAGCTCGATCCGGAAGCCCGGACGACCGATGCACTGCTGCGGACACTGGACTTTGATTTCTTTGAAGTCCTCGACAGCGTAACTATTGCCCGCTCCAGAAGACACATCGAGAAATATTACAACACCGAAGAAATCGGCAAGTTCCCGGAGCGCCTGAAACCTATCTCAAGGCGTCCGAGTATGACCGATCTTTCGAGTGCCATAAATTATAACCAGATCTATGAGCAGCTGATGCAGCTGACGTTGGTAATTTACACGCCATCAAATTATATCTTTCCGAGCAAGATGTCGAAGTACATCGACCTTACGCATAACAAGGGAAATAACCTCACGCAGAAAGGCCGTGAGCAAGGTATCCAGCGTCTCATGAGCATCAACCTTCTGAAGCGTCTGGAAAGCTCAGTGTATTCCTTTAATTTGACGCTGGGAAGAATACTGGCACTGATCAAGAGCACCATTCAGTCGATTGATAATTTCGAGAAGTACGGCAAGGCCGATCTGGATATGTATGAGGCCTCCGAGAACGACTTTGATATCGACGATGAAAATAACGACTATTTTACAGTCGGCAAGAAGGTAAAGATTGACCTTGCCGACATGGACTATAAAACGTGGCGTGATGAGCTGCAGCGGGACGCGGATACGCTTGAACTGTTGACGCTTATGATAGCAGACGTCACACCGGAGCACGACCTGAAGCTGCAGACCTTGCTTCACCTTCTGGATGACAAAATGAAGCATCCTATCAACGAGGGCAATAAGAAGGGGCTGATCTTCTCCGCGTTCTCCGATACAGCGGAATATCTGTACGATCAGGTTTCCGTTTACATGAAAGAGAAGTACGGCTTGGATACTGCGGTCATCACCGGCAGCATCGACGGGCGCACGACCATTAAGGGATTGAAAGCTACACTCAATAATGTGTTGACCTGCTTCTCGCCGATTTCAAAGAGCCGCGATGTTCTGATGCCGGGAAGCACAAAAGAAATCGACGTCCTGATTGCCACTGACTGTATTTCTGAAGGTCAGAACTTGCAGGACTGCGATTATTGCGTAAACTACGACATTCACTGGAATCCGGTACGTATCATTCAGCGCTTCGGTCGAATTGACCGTATCGGCAGCCAGAATAAATACATCCAGCTGGTAAACTTCTGGCCGGATATGACTCTGGACGATTACATCAATCTGAAGTCCCGTGTTGAGACCAGAATGAAGATTTCTGTTATGACCTCGACCGGTGACGATGACCTGATCAATCCGGAGGAGAAAGGCGACCTCGAATACAGAAAGCAGCAGCTCAAGCGCCTGCAGGAAGAGGTCGTGGATATTGAGGATATGTCTACAGGTATTTCCATCATGGATCTGGGACTTAACGAGTTCCGGCTTGACCTACTGGAATATATCAAGACGCACGAAGACCTCGCCAAGAAGCCGAAAGGCCTGCACGCAGTTGTTCCGGCTGATGCAGAAAATCCGGAGGGCGTGATCTTTGTTCTGCGGAATATCAATAACAGCGTAAACATTGATAACCAGAATCGCATTCACCCGTTCTACATGGTGTATATCGGTGTGGACGGAGAAATCGTCTGCGATTACCTGAATCCAAAGAAGCTGCTGGACACCGTCCGGCTGCTGTGCCGTGGCAAGTCTGAACCGATTATGCCGCTGTGCGAGAAATTTAATAAGGAAACTGATGATGGAAGGAACATGGAGGAGGTTTCGCAGCTTCTCTCTGATGCGATCAATTCCATCATAGACGTGAAGGAAGAAAGCGATATTGACAGCCTTTTCTCTGCAGGCGGTACTTCTGCCCTGATGTCGGAGATTAGCGGGCTGGATGACTTTGAGCTTATTTGCTTCTTGGTGGTGAAATGAGGAGGTGCATCCGGTGATTGGATTACCGAAGAGCACGGAGTTTAACCGGCGCATACCAAAGCAGAAGTTCTACGAGAATATTTCTGTATCGCCTACGTTAAAGCGAGTGTTTATAGATCAGATTAAGGTGATCTACTGGCGCAATAAAGTGGCCGCCACGACCATGAATCTTGCCGCTGGAGACACCGTGACAGAGCTGGAGGTATTTGAGGTAAAGCTAAACGGGCAGCAGCTCGATGAATCCGTCCTCCGGCAGATTGATAAAGAGATACCATACCACATCCTGTTCCTGCTGGAATACGACGGAAAATATCAGGCATGGACAGCTTACAAAGAGGCTGCGGCCTCCGGGGCAAACGCTTTCAAGGTAGGCACCTACTACCACACGGATTGGCTCTCGGAAGACGAGCTGCCGCTGAAAGTGGAAGGCCTGAGTGTCGATAAAGTGTATGAGAATTTTGTGCGGCAGATCGCAGGTGACGCGCTCCGCTCAGAGGCAGGCAAGACCGAGTCACTGAAGGAGTCCGTAGAGCGGGATAATCGCAGGCAGGAGCTGGAAAAGCAGATCGCAGCACTTCAAACGAAAGTCCGAAAGGAAAAGCAGCTGAACAAGCAGGTGCAGCTGAATGCGGAACTAAAGAAACTGAAAAAAGAGCTGGAGGCTTTATAAGGAGGATCAAAAATGGAAAGATGGATAATGCCTTGTAATCTTAAATTTTTTGATATCGTTGAACATCTCAAGACAAACAATGAGGTGGTTTGGAAGAAACCACAGGGATTAAAAGAAGGAGACATTGTTTACGTCTATGTCGGTGTTCCAGTACAAAGGGTAAAGTATAGATTTCTTGTCAAAGCAATAGATGTTCCAGAGGATATTGTCTCGAAACATCCTTATGCGAAGAAAGATGATATAGAACACACGAGAAAGTATATGCTCCTTGCCCACGAACACACATATGATGAAGGAGTTTCTCTTGATCAGCTTCAGGCACTTGGCATGTATATGGTAAGGAAACAGAGTCGTTTAGATCGAAAAATTTCTGAATACATGCAGGACTTTGATAAACAAAATTAGGAGATGTTGAAATGGAAAAGATGAAGATGGAAACCGCTAATATTACGGATGAAAATATCAAGAAAATCGAAGCTTTATTTCCAAACTGTATAACAGAAACAGTCGACGGTGATGGAAATGGAAGGAAGGTCGTCAATTTTGAAATTCTTCGTCAAATGCTCTCTGAGGCCATTGTAGAGGGGGACGAATCTTACGAGTTTACTTGGGTTGGAAAGAAAGCATCTATTGTGGAAGCCAACAAACCAATCCGTAAAACATTGCGCCCGTGTCCAGAAGAAAGTGTTCATTGGGATAACACCGAGAACTTATTTATCGAGGGTGATAATTTAGAAGTCTTAAAACTTTTGCAAGAGAGCTATCTTGGTAAAGTCAAGATGATTTACATTGATCCACCCTATAATACTGGCCATGACTTTGTTTACCCTGATTCGTTTATTATGGATAACGAGGATTATAATGAGGGCACCGGTTACTTTGATGAAGATGGCAATGTAAATTATGGTCGTGAAAATAGTGAATCAGCAGGGAAATACCATTCCGACTGGTGTAGTATGATATATTCTCGTTTGCTTCTTGCAAGGAATTTACTTACTGAAGATGGCGTAATATTCATAAGTATTGATGATAACGAGTTGGAAAACTTAAAGAAAATCTGCGAGGAGATATTTGGCGCATCTAATTTTATTGCCAATATTATCTGGAAGCACACACAGCAAAGTAAGAATGACGAGCTGTACTTTTCGCGGCAGTATAATCACACTTTGGTTTATGCTATGAATAAACCATCAGTTGCCAGATTCTATTTTGAAAGAACAGAGGAGGACAACAAAAATTATAGTAATCCCGATAATGATCCTAAAGGTGCATGGAGAAGCGGAGATGTTCGTTCTCCAAATTATAGGCGTACTTTGTGTTTTGATATTATCGCACCAAACGGGAATGTAATTAAGGCTCCTGCAAATGGATGGAGATGGTCTGAGGAGTCTGTAAAAGAAAAAATCGCTACTGGCGAGATTAAATTTAAAGATGATTACAGTGGCATAATTCGTAAGATTTATTTATGCGATCAACCGGGACGGACTCCAGAAAATTTGTGGGAGGGGCAGAGATTTGGTACTACTCGTCAAGCTGCTGCGGTAATCAAGGATTTATTCGATGGAGTTCAAGTGTTTGATACACCTAAGCCTCACGAATTAATTGAGGCGATGCTACAGCTTGCTACAGACAAGGACTCAATTATAATGGATTTCTTTGCTGGATCAGGCACCACCGCCCACGCTGTTATGGATTTTAATTCACGAAACGGAGGCACACGCAAGTATATACTGGTTCAAGTTGCAGAACCTTGCTCTGAAAGCAGTGTAGCTTTTAAGGCTGGTTATCATACAATTAGCGACATAGCGAAAGAACGTATTCGTCGAGTGGGACGGAAAATAATAGAAGAACAGCCTCTGACAAATCAGGGACTGGATATAGGTTTCCGTGTATTCAAACTCGATGATAGTAATATGAACGATGTATATTACTCTGCGGGAGATTACAATCAGGGTATGTTGTCTATGCTTGAGTCAAATATAAAGTCTGACCGTACTGACCTTGATTTGCTCTTCGGCTGCTTACTGGAGTGGGGACTGCCACTTTCTATGCCGTACACATCAGAGACGATCGAAGGTTGTACCGTTCACACCTATAACGAGGGTGATTTGATTGCCTGCTTTGACGAGAATATTCCGGATTCAGTTATCAAGGAAATTGCTAAACGTCAGCCTCTGCGTGCCGTGTTCCGTGACAGCAGCTTCAATGGAAGTCCAGCTAAGATCAATGTTGGTGAAATTTTCAAGATGCTGGCACCGGATACAAGGGTAAAAGTAATCTAAGGAGGTGGCATCCGTATGAGGATACAATACAAACATCAAAAATTCCAAGCTGATGCTGCCAAGGCGGTCGTGGATGTATTTGCAGGCCAGCCTTATCTGACGCCTACCTATATGATGGATAGAGGAACCGGTACGTTTCAGATTGGAATGAATGAAGAGCGTGACTATACCGGGTGGAGTAACCAGAAGATTGTGCCGGAACTTTCCGACCATCTTATTCTGGAACATATACAGAAAATTCAGCGGTCAAATCAGATCCAGCCGTCTTCAAAGCTGGAAGGTCGCAGTGAAGGCTTTAATCTCACTATTGAGATGGAGACCGGTGTCGGCAAAACCTATACCTATATCAAGACCATGTATGAGTTGAACCGTGCCTATGGCTGGAGTAAGTTCATCATTGTGGTTCCGAGCATTGCTATCCGCGAGGGTGTATATAAGTCCTTCCAGATGACGCAGGAGCACTTTGCAGAGGAGTACGGAAAGAAGATCCGCTTCTTTATCTACAATTCCGCGCAGCTGACAGAGATTGACCGTTTTGCCTCTGACAGCTCAATTAATGTTATGATCATCAATTCGCAGGCGTTTAATGCCAAGGGCAAGGACGCAAGGCGTATTTATATGAAGCTGGACGAGTTCCGTTCTCGCAGGCCGATTGACATCATTGCGAAGACGAATCCTATCCTGATCATTGATGAGCCGCAGTCCGTGGAAGGAAAGCAGACAAAGGAGCGCCTGAAGGAATTCCAGCCGCTGCTGACGCTGCGTTATTCCGCTACACATAAGTCGGACAGCATCTACAACATGGTCTATCGTCTGGACGCGATGGAAGCCTACAACAAGCGTCTGGTTAAGAAGATCGCCGTTAAAGGTATCACCGAGACCGGCAGCACGGCCACGGACAGTTATCTCTATCTGGAAGGGCTGAATCTTTCCAAGGGTGATCCTACTGCCACGCTGCAGTTTGAGGTCAAGATGGCCAGCGGCACACCTAAGAAAAAGAGCCGCGTCGTGAAAATCGGAGACAATCTCTACGACTATTCCGGTGGGCTGGAAGAATATAAAAACGGCTTTGTGGTAAAGCAGATCGATGGTCGTGACGACTCTGTGGAGTTCCTGAACGGCATCAAGATTTATGCCGGTGACGTGATGGGAGCGGTAGATGAAGATCAGCTGCGCCGCATCCAGATCAGAGAGACAATCCTGTCGCATATTCAGAGGGAACGTCAGCTCTTCTATAAGGGCATCAAGGTGTTGTCGCTGTTCTTTATCGATGAGGTTGCAAACTACAGAGAGTACGACGCTGCAGGCCAGCCGGTAAACGGAAAGTATGCCAGAATGTTTGAAGAGGAGTACGAGGACATCGTTGCAAATCTTCAGCTTTCCATTGGTGAGGATGAATACATCAAATACCTTAATAGCATCAAGGCTTCTAAGACTCACGCGGGATATTTCTCCGTGGACGGCAAGGGCAAGATGATAAACTCCAAGGTCAGTCGTAAAGAAACCACCTCGGATGATGTCAGCGCCTACGAGCTGATCATGAAGAACAAGGAACTGCTTCTTGACCGTGATCCGAAGAAGTCACCGGTGCGCTTCATTTTCTCGCACTCAGCTCTGCGTGAAGGCTGGGACAATCCTAATGTATTTCAGATCTGCACGCTGAAGCAGTCCGCAAGTGATGTCCGTAAGCGTCAGGAAGTAGGTCGTGGCCTGCGTCTTTGCGTCAATCAGGACGGTGAGCGTATGGATACCAATGCGCTTGGAAATGACGTTCATAATGTAAATGTACTGACGGTTATCGCCAGCGAGAGCTACGATTCCTTTGCAAAGGGGCTCCAGACCGAGATGGCAGATGCTGTCGCCGACAGACCGCGTGCTGTTACAGTCGATCTCTTCGTCGGCAAGGTCATCAAGGACGATAAGGGTAACGAGCAGGTTGTCGATCAGGATACTGCTTCCGCAATCCACTACGATATGATCGTCAATGGATATATCGACCGCAAGGGCGTCCTGACAGATAAATATTACGAGGATAAGGCAAACGGAGAAATCAAGGTCGCTGAGGAAGTGGCTGATTCCGCAGCCTCTGTTATCGAGATTGTGGACTCCATTTACGATGCCCGCAGCATGCAGCCTGAGAATGCCCGCAGCAATAATGTCGAGCTTCAGGTCGATGAAGAGAAACTGGCTATGCCGGAATTCAAAGCGCTGTGGTCAAAGATTAATGCCAAGTCCGTATATGTTGTGGACTTTGATACCGATGAATTGATCCGGAAGTCTATCGCTTCCCTCGATTCCAAGCTGCGCGTTTCAAAGATTTACTTCCGGGTAGAATCCGGCGCGATGGACAACATCAAGTCCAAGGAGGAGCTGGTTTCCGGAGCCTCTTTCGTAAAAGAAGAATCTGCCAGCTATGGTGTGACCATCACGGCAAACTCGAATGTAAAGTATGACCTCATCGGAAAGCTGGTGGACGAGACAGGCCTTACTCGTAAAGCAGTTATTGCTATCCTTCAGGGTATCCAGCCACACGTGTTTAACCAGTTTAAGGACAATCCGGAGGAGTTTATCGTCAAGGCTGCTGCGCTTATCAACGACGAGAAAGCCACGGCAATTATCGAGCATATCACCTACGATGTTCTTGATGAGCACTACGGAATGGATGTATTCACCGATCCTACCATCAAGGGTAAGCTGGGCGTAAATGCTATGAAAGCAAAGAAGCACCTGTACGACCATATCGTCTACGATTCTTCGAATGAGCGCGACTTTGCCACAGACCTTGATACGAATACCGACGTCGCGGTTTACGTGAAGCTGCCGGATGGATTCTATATCTCCACGCCAGTTGGTCATTACAATCCGGACTGGGCGATTGCCTTCTATGAGGGCAAGGTAAAGCACATCTACTTCGTGGCAGAAACGAAAGGCTCCATGAGCTCAATGCAGCTGCGTTTGATTGAGGAGTCAAAGATTCATTGCGCAAGAGAACACTTTAAGGCCATCTCCAATGGGAACGTGGTATACGACGTGGTCGACAGCTACAAGTCCCTGCTGGAGAAGGTGATGAAATAAAGGCCAGAATGCTGGCATAAAATTGGAGGCATAACATGGACGGAAATTCTGAAGATAAAAAGGTCTGGGGTATTCACACCCAGAATGACGGTCTGTTCCTGAACAAGGATTTAATCGCAATAGGATGGAGAGATTTTGGTGATCTGACAAAGGTCGAGGCAAGCCGCGATGCTTTTAAGGCTCACTACATTGAAGCCTATCCGGGTGCCAAGAAAGGTCAAATTGCTAATGGTGCCGGTATGCTTTACAGGTTCATCCATGAGGTACAGATTGGCGATTACATAGTATTTCCGTCCAAAACAGATAGAAAAATTAATATCGGTACCATCGAAGGCGACTACTACTTCGAAGATAACGACGGAGAATATGTTCAGCGAAGAAAAGTAAAATGGCTCAAGCATATCCCGCGCCTCAGCTTTTCGCAGGGCGCTTTATACGAAGTCGGCTCAGCTATGTCTTTCTTTTCTGTAAAGAACTATGCTGACAAGTTCCTTTCTGCACTTGATAAGGATTTCAAGAAAACCGTGTCATCGGATGATGCAGAGGATGAAAGCGTCGGCGCAACCGCAGAGGATATTGTAGAGAGCACAAAGGACTTTATTTTGAAAGAACTGAGCCGCCAGCTGAAGGGATATGATCTTGAGGCATTCGTGGCCGATCTGCTCCGGGCGATGGGATACCGGACAACTGTATCGGCACAGGGCGGTGACAGCGGCATTGATATTACAGCGTACAAAGATGAGCTTCCTCCGCGTATTCTTGTGCAGGTCAAAAGTCAGGATAGCGACATAAAGGAAACCACAATCCAGTCCCTCAAAGGCGCAATGCGCGAGGGTGATTATGGTTTGTTTGTCACACTTTCCAATTACACTAAGAATGCACAGAAGTATCTGGATAGCACACCGGTTATCCGTGGCATAAACGGAACGGAGCTGGTTGACCTTATCCTCAAGTATTATGAGGAACTGAGTGAGAAATACAGAAAAATGATTCCTCTGAAGATAGTCTATATCCCTGTACCGAAGGCCGAGGATTAAACCTTTTAAGGTTTCCTCAAACAATTTAAGGATACCCATACTTTTTAAGGATAGCCTTTAGGGGTTTCGGAAAGGAGGCACAGCCGGAATGAGCACAGCTACAGCAACAGCATATCTGAGCAGATTCGCAGGCCGGTTTATGCCCTCCGGAAGCCAGAAAAGCCCTGAAATCAAGCCTTTTTGCGGGTATCGAGACATATATTCGGGAGAAGTACATTGTATCAAAGATAGCGTCTTGTTAGACGACACCTGCGGTACGGAATACTTCTTGATTCATATCCAATAGGATAGTAAAGGTTGAGCGTGGAAATGCTAAATATATGGAGGTGAACGCATGATGGCAGAAA